CATCGGCGCTGGTATCAAAAATTCCCCCGTTGCGATTTTTTTCAAAATGGTTTTGGATTCTAACAGGCCGATATTAAGATCGGTTTCTGAGGCTATACGTGTTTGGCTCCTTTTCCGTATAGTCTTAGTCTATAGGTACCTTAGACAGGACTTTGGTTGCTTGTAAAACTAACTTAAAGTCGGTCTATTTGAGTCCAAAAGCACAAGAAAGGATTCGTCAACACTAACAAAGAAAGGAAAAGTCAAGTGGCAACTAGTAAAACTACATATAAAGTTGTGGCCCCTGCTGGAGTTTATATTCGACAGACACCACAACAGTCAGAAGACAATGTTGTTCGACTGGCAGATAATGGTGAACGCCTAATCGTTCTTGAAGTTGGCTCTGAATGGGTTAAAACTGAAGAAGGTTATGTGATGAATCGTCCATTCATCATCGAGCCAGATACTACTAAACCTAAGAAACAAAAGGAAGAGGCTGAATAGTTATGACAAATGAAGTTGCTAATTATGATACTCCTCAACGGGCCTATAAACCTGCACGTTCGCCTGAACAGCGTGAAATGCAAATGATGGCACTTGCGATGGAGCTATCTGAAAAGCGTCTTCAGGAAGGAACTGCTTCGGCTTCGGAGATCGTATACTGGTTAAACCAAGCAAGCCCTAAAGCTCGTCTTGAGCGCAAACAACTTGAACTGCAAGCAGAGCTATTGCAAGCACGTATCGATTTGATTCGTAGTGACCAACAAGCTGAACTTGACTTCAAGGAAGCGCACAAAGCGTTCCAAGGTTATGCTGGTAAACCATCTGATGTTATTGAGGGGACTTTCTATGAGCAATAGATTGTCCTACAAAGAAATGTCTAAACTCGAATCTTATACAGAACGGTTAGAGTATCTTAGGCTTCGTGGAATTCAACACGAGGCTCCGAGAGACATCTCCAACCCTTTCTATAAATCAAGAGCCTGGCTTAACTGTCGAAACGAAATCATTCGTCGAGATCTTGGGCAGGACCTTGGGGTAAGAGGTCTTTATGTTGATGGTGTTATAACCGTCCATCATATGAATCCTTTAACGAGAGAAGACATTGAGAATCTGACCGAGAATTGTTTCGATCCTGACGGACTTATCACGGTCTCTGATTATACCCACAAACGAATCCACTACGATCAGAAGGAGTATCAAGAATGGGTGGAACGTAAACCGGGTGATACAAAACTATGGTAAGGATGAAATGAATGAACACAATCTATGAAGACGTTCTCAACTTCGTCGGTGTATTACATGATTCCGATCCCGAGTCCAACAAAGTTGTTAAAACTCAGATAGGTTTGGCTATCGATACTGCCTTAGGTATTCTTGTACAAAACGGTATAGGACATACCTGTAGTGTTGTTACTAATCCTGATCTTACGTGGAGTGACTTTTTCTATGGACATATCGATGATCTAGATGAAGGTATAAAACGACGGCTTGATAATATGTCTTTTGCTAAGACGTTTGTCGGTATAAGTGTCATGATTTCTTATGACCCTCCACAAGCATCGGTCCTTACGGCACTAAAAGAAGCTCGTGATGAAAATCTTACTCGAGCTCGTTGGGAGGTAGAATATGTCAACAAAGACATCCGATGACGTACTACTTCATTATGGTCGAAAGGGACAGAAGTGGTATCATCATATCTTTGGTTCCGTTCGTGGTAGTATAGGTGGCAGACGTCGTAAATCTAGCAAACAAACGGCGGTTGCTAAGGCTGTTTCGAAGCGCAAAAAGAGTATGCCAGTTGATGAGTATCAACGAGAGCTAGAAGTCATTAATCTTTATCGTCATAGAGATAAAGTATCGACTAAAGCTTTAAAAGCCAAAATTGCTAGAATTGAGTCTGAACGTAAACTTAAAGAGTTAGCAGAAGCTCCAGGTAAAGCTCGAGCAGAAGCGCTTAAAAAGAAACAACAGGCTCGACTTAAGTTTATTGGTAAAGCTATTTCTGCCGGTATTGATGTTTATAGTAAAGTACCGTCATCTGTTGCAACTCGAAAGATCGATAAGAGCAACAAAGATGCTGTCAAGAAAGCTATAGAAGAATTCAAAGTACGGCAGGAGTGGGCTAAGGCCTTTAAAGATGTGCCTATTACGATGACGAACTTCACGCAATCCGTTAACATTCACGGTGTTGATGTTTATATACCTGAAAGTATTCGGAAGACAAAAGATTTGCGTTTAGTTCAAACCAAAGATCAAATGAATGGAGATAAATAAGATGGGTGAAATTATTAATGGCGTTTATGTACCGTCAAATGAAGATCTACTTCAACACTATGGTAAAAAAGGTATGAAGTGGAAGAAGCGTAAGAACATGGTAGGTGATGCTGCTGAAGCTCTTGCCGAAGATCTTGCGTATGCCGCTGATAAAAAAGCGATTGATGAGCATGTTAAAGATGCGTTACGAGATAAGCAAACGATTGATCGGAATATGGAAGATAACATCAAAAAGATCAAGAGTGGTGTTATGAACGGTAAAACTGCAGATCCAGCCGAGCAAAAATATCATGATGCTTATATGCGTAATGCAAAAGCTTCTACAAAAGTCGCTCAGATTCTTGAAGCACGTCGTAAACATGCTAAAGATATGGCCGCAGCACATGCTAAAGACGTTAAGAATAGACGTAAATAATATCTTTAAGGAAAAGGAGTAGCTAGTGGTATTTAGCAACACCGCGGTTCCTGTCGAGTATGGTAGATTTAGAGACGCTGTAATACGCGGTGAGATTCCTGTATGTCGCGAGGTCTCGATGCAGATGAACCGAATCGATGCGGATATCGCCAACCCAAATTATTATTACGATAGCGATGCCATTCAAGGGTTCATTGACTTCTGTGAGAATGAGATGACCCTGGTTGATGGTAGACCATTGACCCTATTACCTACTTTCCGACTTTGGGCAGAAGACCTACTAGCTTGGTTTGAGATCAAGGAAGAGAAGGTTTACGATCCACAGACCGGAAAATTCAAAATAGTTAAACATAAGCGCAGACTTAGAAACAAACAATATCTAATCGTCGCTCGTGGTAACGCCAAGTCTCTATACGCAACCCTACATCATGCTTATGGTTTAGTTATCGACACGAACTCTACACAACAAGTAACAACCGCTCCTACTATGGCTCAGGCAGAGGAGGTACTATACCCATTTGCTACAGCTATAACCAAAGCGGCCAGCTCGACTGAAGGGTTCCCTTTGTTCAGAGTTCTTACTAAAGGCTCTAATAAGGCTCGTACCCAGAAGTCACAAGCACAACTTGCTGTTACGAAAGACGGTATTGTTAACAAACTGACAAACTCCATACTACAAGTTAAACCTATGACTCGTAGTAAACTTCAAGGATCTCGTGCTAAGTATGCTAGCGTCGATGAGTGGCTTTCTGGTGATATCAAAGAGGATATTATCGGTGCCTTGGAGCAATCTGCTTCTAAAGATGGTATTGACGACTACATTATCTTAGCGGTATCCTCTGAAGGTACAGTTCGTGACTCGGTAGGGGATGCTATTAAGAAAGAGCTTCTTGATATCCTTCGTGGTCAGTACTATGACCCGCATACTTCTATCTGGTATTATCGTTTAGACGATCTTGCAGAGGTGGCGAATCCCGACATGTGGATGAAGGCTTGTCCTAACATCGGTATTACGGTTTCTTATGAAGCTTACCAACGTGATGTTAGACGGGCTGAACACTCTCCTGCGAACAGGAATGATATCCTTGCTAAACGGTTTGGGATACCTGTGGAAGGGACGACATACTTCTTTACTTTCGAAGAAACAGAACTTCATCGAAGGCAGAACTTCAGACGTATGGAAGTTTCAATGGGTATGGATGCTTCTCAAGGTGATGACTTTTGGGCGTTCACTTGGATCATACCTCTCGGTAGAGGTAGATACGGTGTACAAACAAGGTCCTACGTTTCGGAAGTTAAATACTTACGTCTTAACTCCGCGGCACAACAAAAGTACGATCAGCTTCAAGCGGAAGGAACATTGATTATACTACCCGGTAATTATCTTGACTGGGAACAAGTATATGACGATGTTGAGCGGTACATCGACGAGATGGAATGGTCTGTTATCTCATTCGGATACGACCCATATAATGCTGCTGAGTTTGTTGATCGTTGGACTATGGAAAACGGAGACGTTGGTGTCGAAGTCGTACGACAAGGTGTTAGAACTGAGTCTGTTCCTCTAGGTGAAATTAAGAACATGGCGACATCTCGCGACCTTATTTTCTTCGAGGAACTTATGAAATACGCAATGGGTAATGCTGTTGTAATTCAAGACAATAACGGTAACTACAAACTTTCCAAAATGCGAAGCAATGAAAAGATCGATAACGTTGCTGCTTTGATGGATGCTTGGGTTGCCTATAAACGTAATAAGGAGGCATTCTTGTAGGATGGTAAATAACCCCTTAGGATCATGGAACGCATTCATGTCAACCCGCAACGGGCTCGACTATGATGAGTCATTAGTTTCCGGCTCTGGTTGGGGACGATCGACAAGTGCGCTTCGTGGTTACAATTTTAAACGTCAAGATTTGGTGAATAGCATTATCTCTATGATCGCTCTTGACGTCGCAATGGTCGACTTTAAACATTTAAAGATCAACGAAGAAGACGGTAATCAAACCCCTGTAGAGTCAGGTTTGATCGATTGCTTAACACTGTCTGCCAATATTGACCAAACTGGTCGTGCATTCATTTACGATTTGGCCTGGTCACTATTAGAAGAGGGTACTGTAGCGATTGTCCCCGTTGATACGACTACAAAACCGAATGATGAAGGATCCTATGATGTCCTATCTATGCGAGTAGGTAAGATCATGCAGTGGTATCCTCGAGCTGTTCGGGTTAGGGTCTATAATGATCAAAATGGTTTAGAACAAGACCTAACTTTATCTAAGCAATCTGTGGTTATCTTAGAATCTCCTTTGATTGGGCTACTTAAAGACCAGAACGCTACTCTACGATTGATAGAGCAGAAGATGGATCTTATGTACTCTCAAGACAAGGCGATTGTGGCAGGTCGTTTGAATGGTTTCATTCAAGTACCATACGCTACTAAGAGCGAACATAGGCAGGCTTTAGCACAAGACCGTAAAAAGAAACTCGAAGAAGAGCTAGCTAATAGTCAGTTCGGTATTGCTACCTTGGATGCGAATGAAAAATTCATTCACACCGGTGGTAACATCATGAACAACCTTGTTGATGACTTACGTAAGTTACAACAAGACTACTATAACCAAGTCGGTATCTCTTCTAAGATTCTTGATGGTACTGCGGGACAAGCAGAGCTTAATCTTTATTACCATCGGGCAGTAGACCCTGTTCTACAGACTATTGTTGATGGTATTAACAGAACGTTCTTAACCAAGACTGCTAGAACGCAAGGTCAGGTAATTCAGTATTATCGTGACCCGTTCCGTATGTTGCCAGTTGAACAACTAGGTACTGCGGCAGATCTCTTTGCTCGGAATGCAATATTTACTTCGAATGAAATCCGTGCAATGCTAGGTCGAGCACCTCACCCAAGCCGTATCGCAGATATGCTCTTTAATAAGAATATCTCTACTGGTATGGACCTAATGGGTATTGGTGATCCTAATGGTACAACCCAGGGGTATCCCGAAATCTACAACGATGGCCAAGGTGGGTATGTCGATGCGGACGGAAATCCGGTAGATGAGTATGGACGTCTCTTGGATGTATAAAAAATTTTATGGAGGTTTTCTAGTTGCATAAGAAGGCTGATTTTGCTGGATGGGTAACTAAGAACGACATTCGATGTAGTGATGGTGTCACGATTCGTCATGATGCATTCTTACAAAGTGATGGCGCTCAAGTTCCTATCGTTTGGCAACATGATTACTCCAGTCCCTCAAACGTGTTGGGGTACATGAAACTTCAGCATCGTGACCAGGGTGTTTATGGGTATGGGTATCTAAATGATACTGAACATGCTCAAGACACTAAAGTCCTATTGAAACATGGTGATTTAAACGCTATGTCTATTGGGGCTCGTGGTATCCGAAAGAACGGTAATGACGTGATTCATGGTGAAATCTATGAAGTAAGTCTAGTTCTCAAAGGTGCCAATCCTGGTGCGCTGATCGAACATGTTATGCTCCATAGCGCATACGGGACTGAAGAGTACGAAAGCGACCGTGCTACCATTCACACCGGTATCACGCAGGAACTCATTCATTCAGATACTGAAGATGAGTTAGAAGATAAAAAGGAGGGACACATGTCTCGTACATATGAGGAACTGTTAGAAGGTCTAACTGATGAAGAGGTTGAAACTCTCCTCGGTGGCGTTCTAGCTGATGTTGATGCCGCTTTGCAAGCTGAAGAAGCTGAAGAAGCAGAAGAAACTGAAAAAACTCAAAATGAGTTAGAAGTTAACGGTTTGGACGAAGAAGTCGCAACCGAAACTGTTGACGGAGCTACAGAAGACAATGAAGTCGCTGTAGAATCTAATGCAGATGCTGGTGATACAGTATCACATTCTATTTTCGAAGGAGAAGAAGTTTTGAAACACAATCAATTCCAAGGGACTACTAATGCTGCTGTATCTGAAGCAGAATTGGATACTTTACTACAAAGCGCGATTCAAGGAAACGCAACTTCATTCGCAGGCGTACTTCGTGCTAACGACGTTCTAGGTGAAGACTCACTTCAACACGGTTTGGTAGGTATGGAAACATTGTTCCCACAACCTGCTACTAACGGTGGAATTAATGTCTACAACCCAGGCTCACTTAACATCGACAAGATCATGGGACAATTCGGTAAGTCTCCACTTCCTCGCGTTAAGAACATGTTTGCTAACCTTACAGAAGACGAAGCTCGCGCTCGTGGATACATTAAAGGTAACCAAACTCTTGACTCTATCGAAGAAGTTTACTTCCGTGAAACTACTCCAGGATCTGTTCACCGTCGTGAAACAATCGATCATGATGATTTGATCGACTTGCAAGATGGCGGATTCGCTGCTGTTAACTTTATCCAACAAGTTCAAATGGCTAAGTTCAAAGAAGAAATCGTTAAAGCTGCTTTCTTGTCTGACGGACGTCCTTTGACACTTTCTGACGGTAAACGTAACCCTGAAAAGATCAGCGAAAAACATATTCGCCCTATCATCAAAGATGATCCATTGTTCGTAATCAAAGTAACTGCTGCTTCATTTGAAACTGCTGTTGACGAAGTAATCAGCAAAGCGTTTCCTGCTTATCAAGGTTCTGGTAAACCATGTCTTTATATCAACCCATTTGACTTGGCTAAATTGAAGACTCTTAAAGATAAGAACGGTCGTTACTTGTATGCTCCATCTATGGATAACAACCAAGTACCAGGTAACGCAAACATTGCGGCATACTTCATGTGTGATGAAGTTGTTGAATACCGTGCACTTCCTCAAGGAACATTCATCATCGGTAACCTTGTAGACTATCAATTCGGTATGTCTAAGAACGGTGAAATCGCTACATTCGATAGCTTCGATATTGACTTCATGCAACATAAATACTTGATGCATGCTCGTATGTCTGGTGCTATCCGTACGCCTAAATCATTCATCGTCGTTACTGTAACAACTAAGGGTGAAGTTGAAGAAACTGTTGCTAACTTCGATTCTACTGGTCTTAAGACTAAACCAACTTGGACTGTACAAACAGACCCAACTGAATTCAAAGGTGTAGGTGCTAAGGCTGTAGATTATGACGCTGCAGTTAACGGAGTTGCTATGACTGAGGACGAAAAGAAACTCGGTGATATCGAAACAACTCCAAAACAAAAGAAACCTAAAAAAGCTGAATAGTCTTTGAAAGTTAGGAAGGTAATGAAATGACAAAAGCTGGAATTAGACTTATCTTCCGTTCCAAAGAGACAGAAGAAGTTGAAATTGGGGATCATCGTTATACCTATACGGTATCCCCTTTGTTAATTGCTAGAATATCTACTAAATCATTTATGATTGAGGATAGTGACTCAGTTAACCAGAATACTAAGTCGAAACTTAAGTTCGATGTTCTTTTGCCTAATGATGCATCTGACCGAGTGAATAGAATTAGCCACATTCTTTATATGGGCTCGTTCTATAAAGTGGGGACGATTAGGCCTTACCCTCCTCGAGTTGCGTTAACAGTAGAAGATCTCGAATTGTCAGAGCTTAAGTCGGAGTTAGAACAGCGAGTGAATGAAACTTCTCGAAAATCTCAAAATGAATTAAAAATTGACGCATTTGATCATTTGGGTGTGTTGATGACCCCGCCGGATGAAACTAGTGAACTTCAAAAGAACTCACTGGTTTTAAAAGATGGGATTATTCAGATCTGGGATGGAGAAAAGTATGTTGATATCCTTAAGTTTATTAAAGAGCACACGAATGGTGCATGTATTCCTAATACTATAGGTAATGCAGTTACACCTAGTTCTGAAGGTACAACTAATGCAGGAGTTTCTCCTGGTATATCACCTGGTGTGTCTAGCGGAATAACCACTGGTACACCTATTCCTGATACCGATCATAGTCATTGGGATGAATTGTAGGTGATTGTATGAAGAGCAGAGAGTCAGTTCTTAGAAAACTAAAGGATAACATCGCTCCTAACATCTATTTCACTCCTCCCGATGATGTTACGCTTAAGTTTCCAGCTTGTGTTGTTACTAGGGAAGACTTTGATGTTCGTAAGGCAAATAATAAGCCGTATATGTCTAGCATGGGGTATAAGGTCGTTTATATGTCTAAGAACGAGTCAGATGAAATATTTATGAAGATCTCGAATACGTTTATGTATTCTGCTTTTAGATCTGAGTATAAGGTTAACGGATTATATCACAAGGTCTTTGTGATTTATGTTTAGAAAGGAATGTCGATTTGGCTACAGTAGAAGAGGTTGTTAATTATGCCCGTTCTTTAGCGGATCAAGGGGTAGGTACTGATGCTGATGGTTCTTATGGAACTCAATGCGTAGACTTACCAAATAGTATTTCTCAAATTTACTTCGGTAAGATTCTATGGGGTAATGCTATTGACCTATTAGATTCTGCGGCAAGTTTGGGGTATGAAGTTGTATATGATGCCGTGGGAGTAAATCCTAGAGCCGGTGCGATCTTTGTTATGGATACCACTTATCTGTATGGTCACTCTTATGGTCACACAGGTATTGTTATTGAGGACTCAGATGGTTACACAATCAAAACTATCGAGCAAAACATTGACGGTAATGCTGATTCATTATACGTTGGTGGTCCTGCACGATACAATGAACGTAACTTTGATGGTATTGTTGGATGGTTCTATCCTCCATATACTGGTCTTCCTCAAGGTGACCCTGTCATCGCACCTCAACCAGAGACTCCTGCAGACGAGGTTGTTGTAAACGAAGAAACTGCGAAATTTACAGTAATGGTAGCTGGACTTAATGTCCGTACTGAGCCACACGTTACTGCTGAAATCGTAGAAGTTTACACACCTGGACAAACATTCATTTACGATCAGTGGATGGATGCTGATGGATATCGTTGGTTGTCTTATATCGGTGCAACTAGTGGTAAGCGACGTTATGTTGCTTGTGGTAATGTTGAGAACGGCGAACGCATTAATGCATTTGGTGAATTCTCAGAAGCTTAATATTTGGAGGAAATTTTAAATGACAAAATTGGTTTGGGATCAGGATACTAAACGTTTATACGAATACGGTGTTGACAACGGTGTTCTTTTCCTTAAGAAAAGTGATGGTAGCTACGAAAAAGGTGTTGCTTGGGACGGTTTGACTAAAGTCTCAGAATCACCAGAAGGTGCAGAATCTACTGCTAAATACGCTAACAACAAGAAATACCTTAACTTGCGCTCAGACGAACGCTTTAAAGGTCAAATCTCAGCCTACACTTATCCACAAGAATGGAATAAATGTCAAGGTAAACGTAGCCCTATTACAAATGGAGCTGGTGGTAAGAAAGAACTTGCTGGTGTGACTGTTTCTGGTCAAGCTCGTTCTGACTTCGGTCTTTCATACCGTACTGGTATCGGTAACGATACTGAAGGATTGGACCATGGTTACATTCTTCACCTTGTTTACTCAGCATCTGCTGGTGTATCAAGTAAAGAATACCAAACTGTAAATGAAAGCCCAGATGCTCTTGAGTTCTCTTGGGACTTTGATACAGTACCAACACCAGTACCAGGTATGAAACCAACTGCGCACGTTGAAATCAACAGCACTTTGGTTGACAAAGACAAACTTGCTGAGCTTGAGAAGAAAATTTATGGTTCTGCTGATTCTGAACCAACTCTTCCAACACCAGAAGAAGTGTTCACCACTCTCGGTCTTGTCGCTGGGTAATTAGAATTTAATGACGTGGGATAGGGGTTGGACAACTAAGGTTCGTGTTGGCGTCAAAAAATTCAAAATGAAATATAAATCTACATTAAAGGAGTATAGAGATGATTTCTAAAACAGTAACTTATAACAACTTACTCACTGGGGAACCAGTAACAGAGGAACTTTGGTTCCACTTACGTAAAGACGAAATTATTCGTATCATGGGTCGTGCTAAAAAGGATTGGGACGACTATATCAAAGAAATGATGAGCCGTGAAGACGTCGATGAGATCTTCGACTTCGTTGAATCTATTCTTAAGATGGCTTACGGTGAACGTTCTGAAGATGGTCGTACTTTCCGTAAAGACAAGAAACTTCAAGAAGACTTTGCTAACTCTGAAGCATACTCTGAACTATTCATTGATATGATTACAGATGCAGTATCTGCAGATGGTAAAGAAACTTCTAAGTTCTTTAGCGCCCTTGTAGGTGATCCAAACAAAGGAACTGTTCCGGAATCAGTTTCTAAACTCAAGAAATAAGATAATTGAGGGGTAAATTTACACCCCTCTTTTATTTTTATTTGATAGCGAGGTATATATGTTAGTTATTGATACACCCGATCGGGAATATTATAATGAGGATACGTATCAATTTATAACTATACCAGGTCGCCGTTTACATTTCGAGCATAGTTTAAAAACTGTTGCGGAGTGGGAGACATTATATCGCAAGCCTTTTTTAACTCGAGAGGAAAAGACCACTGCTGAGCTCTTTGATTATTTCTTATTAATGTGTCAAGAGGATATAAGCTACTCGGATTTAACGCCAGATGTAATTGAACAGGTTTCAATGTATCTGGAGGATAAGCCAACAGCTACAGTTATCAATCCAGTGGAGAAACCAAGTAATAATGGAATGGTTATGACGTCAGAGGTTATATATGCTTATATGGCCAATGCGAGGGTTCCATTCGAATGCGATACTTGGAACATTCATAGACTCTTAACTCTTTTAGGTGTCATCGGTGAATTCAACGCACCTAAGAAGAAGAAGTCTACGAGTCAAATATTGGATGACTATGATCGTATTAATAACGAACGGCAAGAGAAAATTCGTAAGATGCGAGAGGAGCGTGAACGAAATGCGAATAAAGGTGCAGACAATTAAGAAGAAAACTGGGTTGTCTACAATGGCTAAGAAAGCCGAAAACATGGATTCAGTTCGACATGCTTTACAATCTCGTGGACGGAGTGGATTGAGCCGGCTGATTTCTGCTACTCCTAAACGATCAGGGTCAACAGCTTCTTCTTGGGGTATGGAGGTTGAAAAATCTCAAAATGGTTTAAGTTTATACTATTCCAACTCTAAGAAGATCAAAGATGGTACTCCTCTTGTTGTGCTTATTGTTAACGGCCACGGTACTGGTACTGGTGGATATGTTCCTGCTAATAACTTTGTTACTCCTATTGTAGATTCTATTGCAGATGAGATATTGAGGGAGGTGGAAAAAGTAATTGAGTAGACAAATAATTGAAGAACGTCTTATTAAGCTCGGTATTGATAATGAACAGTTCAAGACAGGTCTTAAAGAGTCCTTATCGTCTCTTGAAGACTTAGATAAATCCCTTGCAAAAGTCGATGGTAAATCTAGCTTTGCAAATACCGAGAAGGCCACTAAATCTCTAGGTCGCTCCCTTACCGAATTAATGGCCTCTGCCCCTAAACTAGGGGATATGTATATGGGCGCCTTTAATAAAATCGGATCTGCTGTTGGTAGTGCGACAGGAACCTTTAGTAAATTTGCATCTGGTGTCTTAAACTTTGTTTCTCCTATAACGTTAGGTGGTAAGCAAGCATCTGAGGCTATTCAATCCATTGATACCTCAGTACAACAGACCAGTGGTAAATTTAGCATGCTACAATCGGTAGCATCTATTGCCTTGGGTAATATTGCGGCTAATGCTACAATGGCCGGCTTGTCTATGGCAAAGAATTTTGCGGGTAAGATACTTCACACAATCGCTCCGCTTAAAGCCGGTTTTGGTCAGTTTGAAGACAAGGTTAACTCAGTAAACATGTTGGTTGCTGCATTGGGTAAATCTGAAATGGGGCACATTACTGGATCCCTTGATGAGTTGCAAAAGTATGCAGAAACAACCAAATACTCAGTTAAGCAAATGCATAACTCACTTGCTCAGTTCGTAAATGCCGGGGTGGGTCTAGATGATGCCACTACCGCTTTGAAAGGTTGGGGTAACCTGGCCGCTTCTGCTGGTGCAAGTACAGATGGATTTAACCGGTCACTCCAATTCGGGGTACAACAAGCATTGCAAATGGGTATGATGAATACTCAGAACTGGATGTCTGTTGAAAATGCCGGTATGGCAACTAAACGGTTTAAAGATATCTTGGTTGAAACTGCTAAGGCTTTAGGACAAAACGTTGACTTATCTGAAGGATTCCGGGGGTCTCTTAAAGACGGCTGGCTGACTAATGAGGTCTTAATCAAATCCCTTGAACAACTTGCTAACGATGAAACTTTGAAGAAGATGGCTTCTGACTTCCATACCTTTGGCGAAGCAGCAGAGGCTGTTGCGGACCAAGTAACATCTGGCTGGGCTCGTGTATGGGAAACCTTATTTGGTCAAGCAGGTAGCGATGAGCTTACTGCATTCTGGACTAAATGGGGTAATGCCGCCGCCAATGCTTTGAGTGCAACTGCTGACAAGGCTAACGAGTTTGCGAAAGCATTTGTGTCTTTAGGCGGACGAGACAAAATAATGGGCCTTATGGATTCGGTATTTGGATCTATCGGTGGCGTATTTAAATCTATCGGTGGCGCTTTCACTCATGTATTTGGTGGAAACGTAAGTACTGTAGTTGGACAAAAACTAGTTGATATTATTGGAAAACTTTCTGAAAAATTGAGACTAGGAAGTGCCGAACTTCATGCATTCCAACACATCTTTATCGCAGTCTTCCAAGGTCTTAAATGGATCGGTACTGAAGTAGGCGCTAAGATGAAACTTATCGCGACGCTTATTCCAAACCATATGATCAAGGACTTCATTCTGATCGTTGGTATGATAGCGAAAGCTCTATGGACGACTATCCGTGCGTTCGAAGTATTTATTAGTAAACTAATAAACTTTAGCAAGATTGGTAAAGTATTTAGTTTCGTAGGAAACGCTATTAATAAGTTCTGGGATGCAGTACATAACGGCTTAGCCAACTTCTCTGAGAAGTGGTCTGCCGCGTTTGATAAACTTCCTGGTGGCGTTGCAAAAGTCATGGATTGGCTTAAGAAATTCTGGGAAGTAATCAAGGTTCTTACACCGGCTATTGGACACCTTAAGCAAGAATTACACGGATTCTTCTCTAAGATTACTAATCCGTTTAAGACTTTAGGTCATGCGCTTGGTGATAACGGTAAGAAATTCAATGAGTGGTCATTCTGGGTAGGTAATGCTGTACAGCGATTCCCTATCTTCGGTAAAGCCCTAGGTAAATTCATTGTCGGATTCTCACATTTTAATGATGCAACTGGTCGTATGGACTCTTGGGCTGGTCAGTTTGGTCATAAACTAAGAACTCATCTTTCAGGTTTCTACAACAGCCTGCGCAACAACTACAGACGGACTATCACAAGTCATAGAACGTTCTGGAATAGCCTTAACGGGGCTATGGATCAAGTTCTTAATCGTCAGATTACAACCTGGAAGCAGTTCCGTGAAGCTGTTAAGTGGGAATATTTGATTCCGCCTGGCATTCGCGACATGTTTAAGAACTTTAAGTTCTCTATGCCGGATATGTCAGGACTTAAGAAAGGTTTCGCAGCCTTTGCGTCTAATCCTTTTGGCGCAATCAAGAACGGTACCCAAGGACTTTCAAAATGGTTAGAAAACTCTACATTTTCTCTTAAGGCCTTTGGTGATATTGTTCGTAAACACTGGCCTACTCTTGGAGAGTACGCTGATAAATTAGACAAAGTAAAATTCTCATTGTCTTTCCTTAAACCAGTCGTAGATAGTGTCGGTAAGGCATTTGAATGGTTTAATTCTAAGATCTCGAAGATTAGCTTTGGTAAGATTAACTTCGGTGGTGCTGGTAAAGTCTTTAGTGACGCCGGTAAAGCGCTTACTGCGAACTTCTCTGAAGGTATTGTTCCTGGTATTGTTAAATCTATTGATGGATTCCGTAAGTGGGTTGGTGAGCTAGGTGCTGTTAAATCTATTTTTGGTGGCCTAGGATTAGGAGCAGGAGTTATCGGCGAAGCCTTTAATACCATTCGTAAAGAAATGGGCAAATCTAAGATTGACTTCAGTAACTTTAAGACAACCCTAGAAACATTTAAGGGCTGGTTCCATGGTTTCTGGCATGGCTTAGCTAATGTTGTATCAGGTGATACTTTCTCTAAAATTGGAGCAGGTATCAAGAACGGATTTAGCTCGGCTATGAGCTGGATTTCTAGTACATTCGGCCCATGGTTTAAAGGATTCTTCTCAAGCCTACCATCTAGTGTACAACATACTTTAACTGGACTATGGGATCTAATTAAACAATTCACTTCATCAATCGGATCAAGCTTTAAAGACACCAATTTCTCATTTAAGAACTTTGGAGAGGTTGTCGATTCTGTAAGTAAGGGTGTTAAGAAAGCCCTTGAAGAGATTGGGAAAGTCCTTAAGAAGATCTGGGACGGCTTTAAAGATCTGTTTAAGGTTACCGGTGTATCTGCTGATGAACTTACAGAGGCTGACTTCGGAGATCGTAAGATGAAAGAAGCCGAAGCCGGAATGAATCGTTTGGGTGATAGTGTAGACCGTGTCCATGAAAAGAGTAAAGGTGTCTTTGCAAGTATCGGGGATATGGCCAAACTTCTTGGTGAGACATTCAGTGCTGTATTAGCTCCTTTCAACAAGGCAGATTCTGCGGCAGTTGGTAAGATCCTTACATTAGCCGCGGCGATTATTGTGCTTTGGAATACTCGTAAGAAGGTACTTGGCATTAAAGACATGTTCCGTGAATTTGGTAAAGGTATTTTCGAAGGGGCTAACTCCGTAACTGGATCTCTTACAAATATGTTTAAAGCTATTAGCGGACACTTTAAAGCCAAAGCCAAATTCCAAAACATTAAGTCCTTTGCATTAGCTATTGCTACTTTGACAGGTTCATTATTGGTACTATCAATGATTCCTGCGGATAAACTTCAACGGGGTGTCCTTGGACTGGTAGCAGTTCTTGGTGCATTTGAGGTATTCTACTTGTCACTTTCGATGACAACTAAGAAATTTGATCCAAGTAAGGTGCAAAGTGCAAAAGATATGATGCTTGGTATGCTTGGTGTAGCAGGATCTATTCTTATGATCTCAGGCTCTGTTATGTTGCTAGGTCGTATGGATACCGAGTCTCTTAAGAAAGGTCTTCTTTCTGCGGGAGCTATTCTTGTCGCAATGGGTGGCTTGATGGCTATAATGGCCCATATGCAACGAAATGCTAAGGGATTCGATGGCGGTTCTGCTAAAATCTCTATTGGTATTCTAACCTTTATTGGCCTGGCTTATTCTATTAAGAAAGTAGCTAAAGTAGTTAAAGATATTGGAGCTTTGGATGCAGATTCTCTTAAGAAAGGACTTGCTTCTATAGGCGTTATCATGGTCGGTATAATGGGGGTTCTTTATATGGCTAAGAACCTTAAGGATGTTAAGACTTCATCAGTTCTTACATTCATTACCATGACCAAAGCCGTTGCAGGGATCTCCAAAGCGGTAAGTGAACTTGGGTCTCTTGATACCGAGGTTCTTAAGAAAGGCGGAGCAGCAGTTACTATCATGCTTGCTGTTATCGGTGGTATTGCATTAGCATTTAGTAAATTGGACAACACTAAACAATCCTTTACTAAGAATGCTCTTGTTATGTTCGGTGGTATTGCCGGAATGCTGTATATGATGCGTAGCTTAGCGCAGAATATTGGCTCGATGAAGAACCCAGATGCTATTGTGCAAGCACTTGGTGCTATGGCAGTAGTTACGGCAGCCTTTGGCGCTCTAGCTATGGTTCTTCAAAAGAACAACATTGCGGATAAAGGAATAAACGAAGGTATTAAGAACCTAGCAGTACTTTCGGGTTCTGTTCTAGTTGCTTCTGCCGGTCTTCTTCTTCTAAGTAAGATGGAGGGTAGTTTCCTTAAAACTGTTGGTGCCTGTCTTGCTCTTGTCGGTGTGGTTTATGCTTTTGTTAAAATCGGACAAGCCGCTCAGAACATTAAGAGAGAAGGTATTATCGGTCTTGCGGCAACAGTTGGCGCATTGATGGCTTCGGTATATGCTCTGAAAGAGTTGACTACAATACCTGTTGATAATATCTTGTTACAAGTAGGTATGCTTGTAGGTGTCGTTGCTGCAATCGCCACTATTGGTGGCTTACTTGGTAAGTTTGGTGGCTGGGAAGCTATCGCTGGTATTACCGCACTTGGTGCTAGTCTCTTGATGATCGGTGGTGCTATCGGTATTGCATCTGCTGGTATCGGCTACTTCTTGCAAGGAATTGCTTCTGTTATAGATGCTATTACTAGACTTATTGATACTGTATCACGACTCGGTAAAGAGGGTGGAGAAAACTTCCGTAAGTTCTTTGCTGAGGCATCTAAGTCATCTGGTGATATCGCTGAAGTTGTCGCTGGTATGGCAGAAGGTATGGTTGTCGGTATGGTCCGCGGTATTAGTGGTAATATCGGTAAGTTTATTGAAATTGGTGTTGAACTAATTAAAGGCATTATCATTGGTCTAGGTCAAGCGGCTGGCGATATTGCTAATGCTCTTATTGAGATCGTAGCGAATGCTGTTGAAGGACTGATTAATCGCATTCCGCAATTTGTTATTAATATCACGGATGCCTTACTACGGGGTATTCAACAGATTGCCCAATGGTTCCGCAATAACCGTAATGTTATTGCAGTGGCTATCCTTGAGATGTTCGAAGCAATGTCTGAGGTTATTATTGAGGCGGTTTCATCTCTTATCGGTATGATCTTGGATCTTCTAAGTAACATTCCTTTGATTGGTGGCATGTTTGAATCTGCTAAAAAAGGTATGGAAGATATGGTCGAGGGTTGGATAGGTATGCAACGTAAGGCCGTAGATAGCGCTAAGAAGTATGCTGAAATCGTTACTACCGAAGGTATTACCAAAGCCATTGAAACAATGGATAAACTCGGTCCTGCTGAGATGGCCGCGGCTATGCGCTTTGCTGGTAAAGCTAAAGATGGGCTTGAATACTTCAAGATTATCTGTTCTCAATTGGGTATCCAAGGTGCCGACGAGTTTATTAACGGTCTTAAGAATAAGACTATTGATGCTACTGCCGCTGGTCAGCTCTTCGCTAAGATGGTTGAGATGGGTATGTCTGAAGCTCAGGTCAAACAAATCGCTGAAAAGGCGGGGTATGATTATGCGAACGGTGTACTTACAGCCAAACCTGAAGTTAAGACAAATGCTGACGATATCAAGAAAACCCTCGAACAAGGACTTGGTGGAGATGGTAGCTTTGACTTAGGTTTGTTGAATAATGCATTTAACATGCTTAATGGACATCTAGGTGGTAAGCTTGACGTAACTAAAGCTATGGCCGCGCTTAAATCTGGGGAAATCCCCCAAGAGATGATCCAGAAAATGTCGGAGGGTGATTTCTCAGGAATGTCCATGGAACAAATGCAACAGTATTTGTCTGGATTTGATGGTACTGCAGAAGCCGCAGGTCAGAGAGCGCAAGAGGTTAAAGCCGCTGTAGAAACAGGTCTTTCTGGAAACGGTAATTTCGATGTCAGTCTTGTAACGCAAGCATTTACTAACTTGGATACGTATTTGGGCGGACGCTTGGACGTTACTCTAGCACTTGCCGCGCTTAAAACTGGTAATATCCCGCCTGCAATGCTTGCAGAGTTGGCTAAGGGGGATTTCTCTTCAGTTGCTCAAATGCACATGGACAACTTCATAAAACCTGTTGAGCAGATGCCTGAGAGAGTCGGTGGAGAAGTCGATAAGACAAAAGAGGCTGCTAAAAGCCACATCGACAATATGTATAACGAGACTAATGGTAAGATCCAGGTTAGTCAAGAAGAAGCTAATAAATTAATCTCAGACTGGTCTCATGGTAAAAAGCTTACCGAGGATGAGATGACTAAGCTATCCCAAATCATTGACACCTCTAGACTTAGTGCTAAAAAGTCTGCGGAGAACGTCGCAACTAATGCCAACAAAGGTCTGGAAACCGTAGATGGTACTACTGCTGGTCATAAAGCAGGGGATACATTTGGCGCAGGTATCGATTCTAAAGGTAGACTCGCTAAAGAAAAAGCCCAAGGTATTGCTTCAATCGCCGGTACAAATATGAACTATGATGCGTCTGGTTCTGGTGCCGCTATTGCGGAATCTTTCGCTGCAGGTCTTGCTGGTGCCCGAGCTACTGCCGCAGTTCTTGGTGCGGCGGCTCAACTTGTTGGATTGGCTAAGGCTCACTTACCACACTCACCAGCTAAGATGGGTCCTTTCTCAGGAGAAGGTTGGCGTAAGGTTAAGAGCTCAGGTATTGCTATTGCAAAAGAGTTCGCATCAGGGCTTGGATCTACCGCTTCATTTAATGCTGTTTCCGAAAGTATGACAGCTATGCAACAATCCATTAAAGACGCCCTTGGCGAAACATCAGAGTACCTTGACAATAACATGGAGCTGTCTCCTGTAATTACCCCTGTCTTAGATATGTCTAATGTTGATGGATATACATGGAATGGATCTGGTTATCTTGGACTCACTGGTTCAAATATTAATTATTCGTCGCTTAATCCTACAAGCCGTAGTATTGCTTCTAATCGTTATTCTATTGACGAAGTGGTACGGGGACTGAACAATGTAGATCAGAAATTGGCGACGCTTACTGAGAACTCTGCTATTGGGAACGATCTCCTTGCTCAAGGACAAGTCAACCCAATTTACTTGGATAAAGATCTTGTAAACCGTGCGTTGGCACCAGGAATGGCAGACGCGCAACGGACTTACAGTGATCGATTAAATATGTTAGATGGAGTGTTACCACGATTATGAGAGATGAATCATACTTCTCTATAATCTTTGGTGAAGGAACTGATGCTGTTGATATCGGTAAACTCCTCGATGCTGTAACTAAAGTTGAACGTAATGCTGGTGCTGGTCAGGAACACACATATTCTGCCGGCACTGGCCGTTTTGGTAAGACATGGGTTTCTGGTAGAAGAAGCTCTTATGATATTACCATTGAAGGACAAAAGACAGGGAGCCCAGCTGAGCTATTATCGCTTCGTACGAAACTGGCTCGGGCTCTTGATTGTCCTGATGGACCAAAGAAATTACAGTTTGATGACCAGGATGGTAAATACTACCTTGCTGTTACATCAGGTCAACCTAAGTTCACTGAGGATTTACAAAAGAGTCAGGCTACGGTGTCTATTTCGTTTGAAGTTCCGGATGGTTTATTACATTCCGAACTCACAAAGGTATTGACATCGAAGACTAACTCCCCCGACATTGGTTCTCTTACTAAAGAGGGGAATATTGTCAAAATGACTTTAAATAATGCAGGAAGCGCACCAGCATATCCTCGCATTAGAATTAAGAACGCTGGAACTAACGGTTGGATCGGTATTGTTAATAAAAACGGTGTGATGGAAATTGGTACAAGCTCCTCAGGAAGAGATGGTGCTGTAACTGCTTCCGGATCCTATGACCAATCGCAACTATTACTTAACTTAACACCAAATGACTCTGCTGGATGGCGTAAGGGCGTGAACATTGGTGGTAAGCTTAGCTCGCAATCTCCTTTAACTGTAGCTAGTCACGCCGAGATAAGTGACCTAACTCTTGACTGGGCACCACGAGATGAAGGTAGCGTTGGCTATCCTTGTCCTGGTTTACACTGGACTCGTTCTGGGTCTAAAGGTATCGGTCAAGACTGGGGGTGTGCTGTGTATGAGTATACTCTACCTGCGGATAAGAACAACGTTAAAGGTGCTAAGAACTTCCGTTGTGACTTTAACTTAAAACTCTGGGCATCTAAGATTGGTCAAACTGGTCTATTAGCAATTATGTTTATGGATGATAATGACCGACTTATCTGTGCCTACAGTTTGGATAAATACACAACTGATAGCGATAAGGTAGTTCAGGTCTTTACTACTACCGATATTCACAAGCTTCCTCGTGAAGAGAATGAATTCGGATCCAATAACAACGAACCAGGTCAACAACGACCAAACCCTGCTTTCAACAGTAGAACAGGTAATGCTTATGTTATTAAGGACGGTCCAAAGTTCACATATGGCTATAACGGTATTCCTAAGACTATCGTTGATGCTACCAAAGAGAACTTAGAATGTACTAAGATCTGGGTTCTTTATGGTAGAGCGCGGAGCGAGAGACCAGGTACTGGTCATTTGGATACCTTATGTGTACAATCACTTAAGTTCCAGAAAACTAACGTACAACGTTACGACCTTGTTCCTAATAAGTATAACGCTGGTAGTGAACTTGTGGTTGATATGTATGAAGGTAAGATCTCATACATCTCTGATCCTGAGGCATCTAGTCAGGGAGTCGGAGCTGAAGGAGATCTAGCAAACGGATCTCGTTACTTTGCAATTCCTCCTGGGGAGTCCCAACTTGAAATTCATTCTTCTGGCTTTGTTACAACAGCCCCTGAGGTTATTGTAGAGTGGGAAGAAGCATGGCTATAAGAAAGGAGGCCGAAACTTCAAAATGAATGTAAAACCTGCATGGCAGTTAGCAGTTCATGATAACGCAATGAATATTGTTGATCATATTAACAACGATGTTCCGGGTTCTCTGAAATATTACGATGAAGAGTTCCATCAATACTGCGGTAAGGGTTCGGCTACCTTTACTTTTACTGTCGATAAATATTCAAATGGTGTTCTAAATGAACGTATAGCCAACCTCACTACAGAGTCCTATATTTCTTTTCATGAAGATGATATTGACTATGTGTTTAACGTAATGACTCGTAGAGAAACCGACTATACTATCACTTTAGAATGCGTTACAACTAACTTAGAGTTACTTAATGAGAAGGTTGTTGCTTATGAGAGTAAAGATGCTAAGTCATTCTTAGACTATATCGAAGCTATGCAACTCTTTAAATTTACTCGTATTGAATTGGGTATTTGCGAAATTCGTAATACCAAACAAACGCTCAAGTTCGAATCTGACGATGACACATGTCTGGCTCGGATCCTTAAACTCGTTGAAGCGTTTGATGGTGAGATGGAGATTATAACCAAACTTACCGATGGTGGCCAGATTGATAAGTATATTCTTAATGTTTATAAATCTCGCAATGTCGCAAAAGATAACGAGCCTGGTTTAGGACGAGTTCGTACCGACATTCGGTTACAGATGGGTCGAGATGTCGCTTCTGTTATTAAGAAAGAAGATAAGACTAATCTCTTTTCTGCTATCCGGATGCGGAACAAAGACGGCGCATATATCACCTTCCCTAACTCTCGTGAAATCAAGGCTGCAGACGGTACACACGTTGAGATGTACTGTAACCGGGGGTCGCATACAATCTATGCCCCTATCTCTGCTAAGCTCTATCCGTCTGTAAACAAACGTGATAACTGTGACCCATGGATCGTGCGTGATGTGAAAACTGAGTTTACTAACGCAGATGAAGCATGGGCTTACGGGGTTAAGATGCTACGTAATTACATGTATCCTATTACAACATGGGAAATCAGTCTTAACTCTGCTATGGTTCTTCAACGTTACGATATCAAGATCGGTGATGTGATCTTCATGACTGATGAGAACTTCGTCGGCGGATTGCTTATTCGAGCTCGTGTCGTTGAGATGGTGCGCTGTTCTACAGATCATAGTAAGACTAAGCTCACGTTGTCCAATGTCGTTGCTATTCGACCAACTAACAACTCAACGTTGATGAATACAATGTCACGGATGATCAATGATGCGCAACCTTTCAAAATGACTGTAAAAACTACAGGACCTACTATGTTCCGTGAGCTGACAGATAGCTGTGAACTTATTCCTACTTTATATAAGGGTAAATCTGAAGTTACAGATGTTGATTTCAGTTACTTCATTGACAATAACCTTGCTGGTAGCGGAACTAGGTTCAGGGCATCGAGATCTAATATCGGTACTAGCGGTAATGCGCTGATCACTATTCAGGCTTGGGTTCAAGGCCAGATGGTTGAGTTCCAAGATGTGACAATCGCTACTGTAAATGACGGGGTATCTCCTGTTCTTACAGTGATTGAGTCGAGTAACGGTGATGTGTTTAAGAACGGTATCATCAACACTGTGCTGACTGCTAAGCTGTTTAGAGATGATGTCGAGATTGACACTAGGGGTGAAGCCTTTAACTATATTTGGACTAAGACCAACGCTAATGGTGAAGTTGATGAACCATGGGGGCAACGTCCTGAGTCTAAAGTTAAGAGTGTCAGTGTCACTCGTATTGACGTCGAAGATAAAGCGACTTTTTCAGTTGCTGTTGTAACTAAGTAAGGAGGTGGTATAATGAGTTTAATTTCAACTAGTCAGATTACCATTGTCGATTTGGATGATGGCAGAACCCAGTATACACACCTTGCTTGGTGTATAAGCGGTCGAATTTACAACGGGCAGAATGTTCCAAATTTTAGTACCTTTACTAAAGAGCCTGATGAGGGGGCTAACGCCGAATATATAGGCGTCTATCAAGATTTCAACTTCTCTGGTAGCGATAATCCGGATACCTATACTTGGTCTAGATGGAGAGGATCTGACGGTGTCAACGGTATCCCTGGTGCTCCCGGGGTCGATGGTCGTACTCCATATATTCACTTCGCATATGCCGATAGCCCTGATGGGTATACTGGCTTTACCACTGGTGAAACATATGATGACGGAGGGTCTATTGATACACCACTCGTCGCAACTAAAGTTGATGTAAGTAAGAAACTCTACATGGGTATCTACACCGACTATAGTACAGAGGACTCACAAGATCCTTCGAAATACAAATGGCAGAAAGTGCGTGGTGCTGATGGCGCCAATGGTCTTCCAGGTAAGCCCGGTGCTGATGGTCGTACTCCATACGTTCACTTTGCCTATGCAGATAGTGCAGATGGTAGAACAGGCTTTACTGTATACGGCGACCCTAATAAGAAGTATATGGGTACTTATACTGACTTCACACAAGCCGATAGTACAGACCCTACCAAGTATAAATGGTCTCTTATAAAAGGTGCCGACGGTGCTAACGGTGCCCCTGGCCCTCAGGGTGTTCAAGGTCTGCAAGGTCCTAAAGGTGATCAGGGTATTCCTGGTCAAAGAGGGGCTGATGGTCGAACACAATATACCCACATCGCTTATGCTGACAATGCCTATGGTAATGGGTTCAGTCAGACTGCAACAGGCAAAGCCTATATTGGTATCTACCAAGACTTTAACCCTACTGATAGCACTACTCCGTCTTCTTATAGATGGACTAAGTGGAAGGGTGATGATGGAGCTAACGGTATTCCTGGTCCTAAAGGTACTGACGGTAAGACACCGTATATCCACTTCGCCTATGCTAATTCGGCTAATGGTACTAGTGGATTCAGTGTCAGTGACTCAACTAACAAAGAGTATATTGGTACCTACACCGACTTCACAGAAGCCGACAGTACTAACCCTAACGTCTATAAATGGACTAAGATTAAGGGTGCTGATGGTGCTAAGGGTGATAAAGGTGAACAAGGTGACCGAGGTCTCCAAGGTCCTGCTGGTCCCGCCGGTCCACAAGGTATTCAAGGTCTGCAAGGCCCTAAAGGTGATCAGGGTATTCCTGGCCCTAGAGGGGTAGACGGACTAACACAATACACACACATCGCATATTCTGATGCTGATGACGGTCGTATCGGTTTCAGTCAGACAGACTCTAACAAGCCTTTTATTGGTCTCTATCAAGACTTTATTCAAGAGGATAGTCCTGAGCCAAGCAAGTACCGTTGGACAAGATGGAAAGGTCAAGACGGTGAGCAAGGTCTTCCAGGTAAGCCTGGTGCTGATGGACGTACCCCATATGTTCACTTTGCTTATGCTAATAGCTCAGATGGTCGATCTGACTTCAGCTTAGCCAACTCTAGTGGTAAGAAGTATATCGGTACTTATACCGACTACGAACAAGGTGACAGCAGTGATCCTGGCAGATATAAATGGGTATCCTTGAACGGAGACTTAGTTATCGGCGGTCGTAATCTTTGGATTAACAGTAAAGCTACGGGCTATGCCGCTATCGAGAAACTTCCAGAGAACCATATAACCGGTCAGACTGAATGCTTTCGATTAGAGGCAGAATCAGGGAAAAATAATCTGATGTTAAATATAGCACCGGAGTTCACAAGCAGATTGTACACAACAGTCACAATGAGTTGTTGGGTGAAATATGAAAATGTCCAACGTGGTAAATATGCCTGGTCTAACTTTAATGTCTTTAAATCAGGAGGACTTTGGAGACGTAACTCTAAGTCCGGAGCGGTGTCTTCAGCGGATTACCCAGGGATGTTTGGATTTACTGGTAGTGCTGACTGGACTCGACTTGAAAAAGTTTATAACTTTGGATGGGATACAAGATATGACCAGCTAAGAACAGACTTGCGAATCTTACTAGAAGGTACTGCATCAGGTACTGCCTGGGTTACTGGTATTAAAGTCGAGATCGGTAACACTGTTACTGACTACACGGTTGCTCAAGAGGATATAGATAGCGCTATAGCCTCTAAAGCTGACCAGTTGCTAACCCAAGACCAGATCAACCAACTCTCTGAACGTAACGCTCTTCTCAAAGCTGAACTGGACGCCAAAGCAACACAGGAAGTCGTTGACGAATGGATCAACCAAGTTCATAACCTTATGGATATCGAAGAGGCTGGTCGAAAGGACGCTGAGCAAGCCGCTATTCGAGCTAGTGAACGTATCGCTGAGTTGCAGAACAAAGTTGGTGAACTTAAGATCGTGACCGAGTTCGTTAACACCTACATGTCTCAATCTGAAGAAGGGATCATTGTAGGTCAGAAAGATGGCTCTTCGAAAGTTCTAGTATCAACAGATCGCATCTCTTTCATATCTGGGGGTAAAGAGGTTGCATCAATCTCTCAAGGTGTGCTACAAATTGATAACGGGGTGTTCGTCAAATCGCTTCGTATCGGTCGATTTGTTACAATGCAAGACCCATCAAATCCAGATAGAAATATAACATTATATGTAGGAGGTGCATAATAGATGGTAGTAGTAAACTTCTCCGGTCCTTGGGCTGGGAACGTACAACTTGAATTATGGTCTGATTGGAATGTTCAGAAACCTGAGCAAAACGCAACCCTTTTTAATGTGCAAGTACGATTGATTTCCTCAGGGGGCGGTCAGATCTTCTCAGGTAACGGTACTAGACGACTTTGGTTGAATGTTGCCGGTATTGAAGAGCATTACGATATTGACCCTGTTATTGGTAAAAACCAGAAACGTAATATCTTCGGTAAGGACTACCTTATCCCACACAACCCGGATGGTACTAAGACGATTACTGTATCCTGTGAGTATGTCGTTAACTTGGGCGGGTATGGTACTGCGAAAGCACAGTTTACACTCAAACTCAAGGATATTTTCAAGGGTAGTAAAGGTAAGGACGTATCTGGTACAATAGGTAGCCCTGTAACTCTCTCAGTTGATCGTAATGATACAAGATATACTCACGCTGTAGAAGCTGAGTTTGGTAATTGGAAACAGAATATCAATGGAGATAGTCGATTCGTTTCTACTTACAACTGGACTCCGCCTATGGAGTTATGTAATCAAGTTCCTAACTCTGATAAGGGTGTCGGTAAGGTTAGATATATAACTTACCAAAACGGTAAAGAGATTGCTAGGGATGAGAAAAACTTAACACTAGCGGTTCCGGCATCAGTCAAGCCTACATTATCGTCATTTTCAGTACGGGATACCAATACTGCTGTCAACAACTTGCTGGGCGATAATAAGTTTGTTTCAGTTCTATCAAACCTGAAAGTAGATTTCTCTAAAGGAACCGGGGCATATGGATCAACCATATCTCGTTACTCGGCAACTATTGTCGGTAAACCAAACTCTACTTATGATGAAGATGGGGTTATCGGTAGTATTGAAATGGTTGGTAATGCTGTAGTTGAAGCAACTGTTACAGATAGTCGTGGTCGGACTAGTGAACCTAAACGGGTTAATATAGAGTTCCTTGATTATTTCTTACCTCAGATCAGTTTTGAAGCTAAGCGGGTAGGAAGTAACGGAGAGCAGATCCAAGTTATTCGTAATGCTAAAGTGGCACCTCTCTCATTCAATGGTAGTCAGAGAAATACGATGCGGATATCCTTTAAGGTTGCTCCGTTTGGATCTAATACCTTCAGTGAAAACAACGGCCCTGCTAATACTATGTTCACTAGTATATCTCAGATTACCAACTCAGCCGCTAACCTAGATGGTATTTTCTCTTCTGGTAGTTCTTATGCTATCATAGGGACTGTTCAAGATAAGTTTACTAGCTCAGAGTTCAGGGTTGAAGTTCCAACAAGATCTGTACTTATGTCTATGGACCAAACTGGTATTGGTATTGGTAAGATACGGGAACGTGGCGTTCTTGACGTTGCTGGTGATGTTTATGCCTCAGGTCAGTTGAATGTAAACGGTATTCGTGTTGCTAACAAGACCATTCAGCAATACCCACTTACGTCTCTAGAGGGGCGAATACAAGACGTTCGTTTTTCTAGAAAGGATCTTAATACCATTACGGAAACTGGTCTTTATATGGTATTTGGGAAACAAGGAGGGGCAAAGAATGGCCCTGACACACAAAAACACGGTATGTTAGAAGTGTTCGCGCTTAATTACAAAGAAGTTTTTCAAAGGTATATGGACGACCGCTTGAATACATGGATTCGATGGCGAGACTGGAGTAATAACTGGACTGAATGGGAACAAACTTATGTATGTAAAGCAGATATCCCTGCTCCTGTTGTAGAAAAACCTAAGTTTATCCACAAGGACTTTACAGATAATATACCCTATAATCTTCCAGCGACAATCACCAGAAGCGGTGATCTAGTTACTATCCACATACCTAGAACGATTAAGACGATCGTACAACGGGTTGAAAATTTCGTATGCCCTGAGACAATACCGGTAGGTTTCAGACCAACTAACGTGGCTACGCTAATCTTAGCTCTTAACGAGTCTGCTAATTTCTTAGGCAATGCTATGTGTTATTTCCACCCAGACGGCTCGATACGTATTACTACAGGTATTACTAAGACCGCTGTGTATACGGGAACTATCACCTATATTACAACAGACCCGTTCCCAGATAAATAAGGTACCCACCATACAACTATAATTAAGAAAGGAGATTTAAGTGTCTAAACTAGAATTTAAATCTAAATCGTTGGACTATGATCCAACTAACAACAAGCAAACTCATGTCATTCTTGTTGACGATAATAACTCAGTAGTCAACGTGTTCTTAGAGGAGGCGGCTATTGACCTAAGTAATGCTGAGTTGTACAAGTTAGCTATGCAGAAACATTATGACATCAACTTCCCTAAAAAGGCTGAGAATGAGCGATTTGAAAAAGTCGATGAGAAACTTGGTTCTATGGATGACGCAATGGATGTCCTTGTCGCATTTGCGGTATCTATTCAAGGGAATATGAATCTACCTGCATATCGCCGAATTGCATCTGTAGCGAAACCATTAGTTAATGGTAAGCGATATAACAATGGTGATGTTGTTGTAATGCCATATCCGTATGACACGAACACTAAATGGCCTAAAGACACTCCTACCCTGTTCAATTTCACAATGCAATCAGGAGAAGGATACAACTATAAAGGTCAAAAGCTAGCTGAAATGCTCCAACAAGGAGTGCTTAGCGTGGTTATGCCACGTATTGAATAGAGAGGGAATATGCAAGAAAGAGAATTAATGCATTGGTTTATAACTGTCGTTATTCCAATCATTATTAGTCTAGGTAGCTTCTACATTTCCTCTAAAAACCGGGCGGCTGATTTAGAACACCGTCTGACTGAGCTTGAGGTATCTGACAAACATAATGAAAAACTTATGGATAGTCATACTTTGAGATTGGATAAGTACGAAGAGGAACAGAAGATTATTCGGGCTTTAGTGGAACGAATGGATTACATGAACGAGAGTCTTAAATCAGTAAAGACGGATATGGACGAGATCAAAGTGCTTGTCCGTAGCTACACAGAATCACGAGGTAACAATAAATGAAACTTTCAAATGAACAATACAATACTGCTAAATTCATCTTACTCAACGTAGTACCTGCCCTAGTAACTTTGATTGCTGGGCTTGGGGTGTTGTATGGGTTTGATGCAACTAAGATCACTGCGACAATCGGTCTCTTTGCGACCTTCGCAGGTTCTGTACTTATGATCTCTACAAAACGTTATAACGAAGCGCAAGCCGCTGAAGACGACGGACGTTAATACAAGGAGAAGTTGATGGCAACTCGATCTGAGGTACTTACTTGGGTTCGTAGTCTTGCCGACCGTGGTATCGGGGTTGATGCAGATGGTGCTTATGGCATGCAATGTGTCGACCTCCCTAACATGGTCGCTCAGAAGTTCTTTGGGCGTGCTATGTGGGGTAATGGTATTGATATGTTAAAAGCGGGACAGGGTCTAGGCTGGCGTACAACAGGCGGTAACGAACCACCTCACGCTGGTGCTATATTCTGTATGCGGGTATCTTACCACGGCTACGGTCATACCGGTATTGTAGTTGGCGAGCCTGATGGTAACGGTAACTTCCAGACTGTCGAACAGAACGTTGACGGTGGAATGAGCGGGGGTCCTGCTCGGTACCGTACAAGAAGTTTAGGTAACCCAACAGAAAACATTATCGGATTTATATATCCTCCATATTCTGACGGACTAGGTTCTACTGGTAGCGGTGGAGGAGGATCAGGCGAAGGAGAAACTATGGACTTTACATTTATGATTGGTGGAGAGGCGGCATGGAACTCAAGGACCATCTATTACTATAATGGCGCGGTTAATGAGGTACAGCCAATCCACAACATGGAAGAACTAAAATATCTTCGAGCTATTTATCAAGATACCCATGGACGAAGCTTAAAACATTACGAGTGGAATACATCTGCGCCAGTATATCATCGTATATTTGGGGTTGTTCGACCTACAACAAGGGATGAAAGTACTAAACCAGCATTGAGGTATTGATATGAGTATGTGTTTTACATTCCGTATTGAGGGACGTGACCCCGGACAACCTTATTTACATGGTTGGGATCCTCGCAAGGTGTATTTCTATAACGGTGATGATAACGAGATAATCTATATCGAGAATGAGGATATCTTAGCCAGACTCAGAGAGGTGTATAAAGAGTCAAGAGGTCGTGATCTAGTCCATTATGTGTGGACTACAAATGCCCCTGTATTTATACGGATATTTGGTGTATTAAGACCGAATGACGGTACTGGGGTTAAGCGAGAAGGACTAGAAGCGTTAAACCGTAAGATCGCTGAGTATGAAGATGCTTATTGGAAACCAACCCATTTTATGCCTAAGGTTGCTTTGCATATTCGAAAGGAACCTACTAGAACAAGTGAATCCTTAGGAGTATGTGATATAAACCGTAAGTATAAAGTCCTAGAGACGGTTACACAATGTGACTGGCACTGGGCTAAGATCAACCACAACGGTATTGTCGGTTGGATTGCTATGGGTGATATAACCGGTGAATGGTACGGTGAGAAATTCAATGAGCCTGGTACATAGCTTGATGAGGGCGTTGATAGGGTAAAACTTACAACGCTCATTTTTTTTTTCAAAAAATTACTTTCTACTATATAGAAAGAGAGGATAATATCATGAAATATTATGTAAATGTAAATACTTGGATTGATGAAGAAGATTTGCTCTTCCAATGCAAAATGGCTATGTACACTAAAGATTGTGTTATGGATGCTATGCGGGAACACTTTGGTTCTCGTATGACACGAAAGGCACGATATTTGGTAGAAAAGCAATATGCTTGGATGGGTAAATTTATTAAGAATCCAAATTTGTTATTTGGACATATGATCACTTATTATGGCTTGAAAGCTGAAAAAGAACTAGGGATGACACCTGAAGATAAAGCTGAATTACAGGTCATCGGAGCACGCTTGTTTTCTGAGTTGCCAAAAGAGCAACAACAAGAAGCAACCTTGCTATTGATGAGCAAAGTAAAAATCGCTTAATCAGATGGAGGATTACCCTCCTTCTTTTTTTTTCAAATTTTTACACTCTACTATATAGAATAGATAAATTATATATTGGAGGAAATTATAATGGCAATTATTATTATCACATTGGCATTTTTGTTCGTACTTAATAGAGGTATTGTATCTATCATAGGAGGACTTGGTCAATTCCTTTTGAAGTTATTCGGTAAAGCTGATTAACCCAAAGGGAACTACCAAGTTCCTTTTTTTTTACTTAAGGAGGTAAATAAGATGGCTAAGAAAGATGAACGTGATATGGGGTTCTGGGAAACTCTACTAGCTATATTCTTGCTAGATTGGATATTCTAAAATTATTACAATCCACTATATAGAATAAATATTTTGGAGGATTTTATAATGAATAAAATTATGCAAATGCGTATGGAAATGCGCGATGAAGTTAAGAAGGCTATCGCTAATAAAGCTGATGCGATCGACGATCTTATTACTGATCGTTATATGAAAGACCCTGAATCGTATGTTAATATCAAAGTTACTGATATTGCAGACGCTTTAGGAGTTTCTAAATATAGCGTACAGAATAATATCGATTTGATCCAAACGGTTATTATCGAGGAATTCGGCTACATCGTCGTCCCATTCGTAGATGATGATTTTGATATTGTAATCTCACTAGGGATTAGATTCTAAGAAGGACGCTGGGTAATTTACTCAGCTTTCTTTTTTTTTGAAAAGGAGGAGCTTATGAAAAGAGAAACAACTGTCAAATTCATTTTTGGCTTTATTATCTCATGCCTTGTATCTGCGCTTGTAGGTATTTCTATCTGGTTTGGTTATACTATGGCCTATATGAAGTATCAGCCACTACAACAGGAAAAGGACATGTATAAAAGCCGTTGGGAGATCAGAGACAAAGCCGCGACATACTACTATCAACAATATAAAGAGGTTAAGGAAAAGTACGATCTCATTAAAAAGGTAAATGAAACTAAAAACAAATAGGGGGTAACTATTATGTACGATAAAGGAAATTGCTACTTGAAGACAATGGAAGAAAACTGGGAACAAATTCGACGTGACTCAGATAAAAGAAGATACCTTAGTGTTGATGTGACGCGTATCCTAAATAAGGTCCAAAACATGATAAATACCTTTAAACCGTATAGTATGGAGACCCTTACCGAACCGTTGACCGTTTGCCTGTCATCAACATATTTAAATAAGATATATGAAGAGCAAGGAGTCCCTTACAAGTACTTTGAAGCTGCTTCTAAAGATGTACTTATCCCAACGTTAATTAACGACTTTGGATATTCTGCAAGATTCAAATACGACAGCTTTTTGGACGGTACTGTTATTGGTTATAGTGTAGTAATCCAACTACATAAAAAATAATTACATCTCACTATATAGAAAGAGAGGTAACTATTATGTTAAGACGATTACTACGTTTTATTGGTTTCTACTGTCTAGCTGGATATGCTGTTCTTGAGAAGTCTTATATTGATAAGCTGATTAAGAACGGGTATCTGGATAAGGACGCAGAACAACAAAACCGCAGATTGGAAGTAACAAGATTTGTACTTATCAAACTTAAGAAAGAATATTAGTCTGGATTAAATTCCAGGCTTTTCTTTTTTTTAAAGGAGCAAATAATATGAAGAAACAATATGATAAATCTAAATGCAAACTACTCTCTAAAGATCTAAATGTTGAGGAGATTATCGCTAGGAATAAATCTGTATTAGCTAGCTATGACTTTACGACCGTACTAAATTCGATTCAACAAAAGTTCAATAGAATGCAGGGGTTCCCATCTGAGGAACGAAAAATGTCGATAGGTATGCGCCTTATCCATGCCGTATATGAAGATGACAAAATCTCAAGTAATCTATATGACAAGCTTGATAACAAACTATTGACCATATTGCGAGATGACTTTGGATATGAATGTGAAATCCAAAACTTTGGAGGTTCGTTCTTTGGTTCTTACTATCTTGTAATATATCTCTAAAATAAATACACTTCACTATATAGAAAGAGAGGTAAACATTATGTTTAATAAAATTTTTAAGAAGTCTTCTAGCAAGAAGATTGAAGAAACTATCAATGCTAAACTCGATGAGTTAAACACTAGACTTGCTAGTGCTGAAATTGGCAGTGATGAGTACGACCAAACACTTGGTGAAATCGATATTCTTACCAAATCACTCATGGACATCAAAGACCGTGAGCTAAAGGTTAAGGATAAGAAGTTGGAGCCAGCAGTCAAAGCCGCGCTAATCACGACCATTGGAGGTGCTGCGGCAAGTATTCTAGGTATTCTAATTATTCGGGATTATGAGGCAGAGGATGGCATCTTCACTTCAAGCGCGAAGTCATTCGTTAAGAAAATTTATTAAAGTAGGGAGTGTATACCACTCTCTCTTTTTTTTTTGAAAGGATATTTGTATGGAACCTAAAGTAGCGGAGTACATTTACTACGAGCCTTATTTCGATAGATCATTCAGGCAGTTATTCTTTAACTATATCTATGGAATATTGTCAGAAAACCACCTTGAGGCTACAGAAGTTGACTTTGAGATGTTTCTCATCATCTTCACAACAACCATGATGAACATTAATTTCATCCCAACCTCAGATATGGTGTTCTATCATAAAGACGACCTCAGACAGATCTATTTCGGTTACTTCAAGATGAAGGTTGTGACCTCAACTTCGCAGGAAACGCTGAATAAGATAATCTCAAGAATGCGTAGTAAGATTGTTGAGTATGATTTATCACCTACGGATGTAGACTTCGAAAACTGTATTGATTTAATTAAGGAAGACCTTCCTGAATCATATTTAGATCAAATGTCAGATATTATCGCTTATAAATGGTCTTATTTCAAAGAATCATATTATAACATTGTTCATATTCTACATGGAATGAGGGGTTATAAATGACACCAAAAGAAAGACAAGAGCAACGTGAGGAACGCTATCGCAATATGACAGATGAAGAGTTTATTCGTCATTTTGTAGCTGATGCTGTTATTCTAACATGTTATACGGATATCAAATTTAACGATGCCGATGAATGGGCAGAATGGTGTACCGAAGAACATGGTGAATGGTATTGTGGTAAATCCTTCTATAGCCTAGCAACTGATTTCAAATACTACATTGAAGAATGTATTAGTAATGCGGAAAAGATAGTTAATGAACTATTATAAGGAGTATAGTCATGAAAAAGAAACCTACTATTTTTACAGTTATTGCAGTTTTAGTATTTCTCGGTATTGGATTTTGTGTGTATCATTTTACGCCACACCCACCGAAAGCAGATATTGTGACGGTTGCTGATGTCCATCAACTTGACACTGATGCTGATTGGAAAGGTAAGATTGCTCGCTTGGAGATCACAGAAAGCTCACTTGAGAGTTATGATAAAGAAACTCTGAAGTACGGCTTCTTAGGTAAAGTCAAAGTTAAAGGCTCCCCTGGAGAAGTCTATGGACAGTTTAATATGTATGACGTACACAATCTACCGAACATTCATATTGGCGATATTCTCTATGTTCGAGTAGTCGGGCTTGAAGGTAGCGGTAACGTTTTTGGCCCAATGATTAAAGGCGATATTATTTATGTTGAGAAAGGAAGTCATTAATGCGTAACGAAATACTATTATTCCCTAACAACGAGATCCTTGTCAATGCCTTATACAGAACAAGGATTACACATCATACTAGATCAAACCATGGTATAAGATTACATATTTCTCCAATTAGCACTGCTGACCATATCGAAGATGATCTAGACGTTATGGAAAGTATCGGGGATTACTTATTTGATCTCTACCTAAAAGATCCACGGATTGCGAATAAATTAATTCGTCCGAAATACTACTATAACTATAAAGTTAGAAGTTGGGTATTTACATTCGATTTTAAATAAAAAAATTACAAGCCACTTATTAGAAACGAAAAATAATTTAAAGGAGGACATTAACATGTCAAATAAAGTTTCAAAAATCGTAAATGAAGAAGTTATCGAAGACGCAGTGGAAACTGTTGTCGATACCGCTACTGAAAATGTTACTACAGATGTAGTACCAGTAGAGCCAACACAACCAGTGGAAGTTGTCAAACAAGGTAAGGTTAAAGCAACCTGGAATTGGATTAAACAACACCCATGGGCTGTTGCGGCATCTATTGGTGCTGGTCTAGGAGTTATCATTCTCGGTAAGAAGGTATACGACGCAGGAATGCCTGCGGAATTCGAAGTAACCGAAATCAAGAATGATGTTATTGAACAACCTATGGAACATGAAGAAGTCGAAACTAAAGAAGAAGAAGTTTCTGAAGAAGAATAGTTGGGTATTTTTACCCAGCTTTCTTTTTTTTTTCGAAAAGGAGAAGGTATGAAAAAGACGTATTTAGATAAATATCCATATACGTTGGAGCGACTACCACATCGGTACTCAGATCGCGTCGACGTTATTGTCCGAATCGAACCACTTGATAGCCCTCGAGCAACTGACCTATTACTTAATCTGGGATCCACTTTACACAACGCCTCGATTGAGGGTATGCCGTTTAAAGTAAAAGATCAGTTCACAGATCCGTCAGATATGGAAGAAGGTAAACTCCGTATTACACTATCCGGCTATCAACTTTAAAATTTTTACCACCTACTATATAGAAAGGGAATAACTTGTATTACTTGGTGTATGATGAGAGCACACTTTAATAACGAGGCGCCGGTTTGATTCCGGCAGTATACAAGAAAACACTTTCTATTTTTTTTTTGAAAAGGAGAACACATATGGCACAAACGGACTATAACGAAATCCGATCAACCAACGTAGCAAAGGTTGAAGTAGAAGAAAAGATCACCGTCGAAGCACCTGAAAACGAACGCGTTCCTAAAAAGGCTGTCGTTAAAGGATCTACTGTTGAAGAACGCAAGCCAGGTCTTATGACACGACTTGTACGCGGTATCTTGGGACCAAATGGTATTCGAGCCATCGGTTCATATTTGGGTAAAGAAGTTATCATGCCTGCTATCAAAGATACCTTAGTTAATACAATTAACACGGGTGTAAACATGGCGGCGTATGGTGAAGATCGTAGTCGTTACAACGGTGGATGGTCAAATCCTGCTCGATACAACAGCCGTGTTGGCAACCAGACATATACCAACTACTCTAGTGCATACCATAACAATAACCCTCAGGCGCAAGCAATCAACCCTCCTACACGAATTAAGGATATTCTACTGTTCACATGGAATGATGCTGCGACAGTTCTAGAAAACCTTAATCGGGATATTGCTACTTATGGATATGCTCGTCTTGCTGACTACTATGATTACGCAGGACAACCTAGTACTAACTATACAGACAACGCTTATGGTTGGAGAATGTTAGGCGATATTCGTATTGTACCTACTCGCGGTAAGTATCTATTGGCGTTACCACCAGTTGAAGTTATTTAATAAAAGGAGCTATAATCATGAACAAAAAAGTAATCTTGAACACAATTAAAATCGTTGCATTTGGTGTCGTACCATTTATGGTTGAAAACGGTAAGAAAGCTTTGGATAAAGCTCTTGAAGCAACTGAAAAAGCTTCTACGAAGGAGTAAATATGTGTAGTTTAATCTTTATTATTCTATTACTTATATTGCTTGCCTTATTAGGTATACTATCATATATAGTAGCCTATTTCCTAATCCCCATCATTATTTTAGTTATTATTGCATGGGCGCTAACTATCTTATTTAATTAAAGGAGAACTTAACAATGTCTAAATGGAGTTATGAACTATTCAAAGAAAATGTCGCTGTACTTGCACACAACTATAAGAAAAAAGAACCTCTTATTATGACTGTAGGGGGTATTGCTGGTTTCGTAGCAACTGCCGTACTCGCATATCGTGCAAAAGCTAAGATCACAACTATTGTTGAAGATATCGAAGCTATGCGTGAAAATGACATGCCTGTCCCTGTTGGAGAAACTATTGTTCGTGTTTCTAAAGCATTGACGCCTACTATTACTATGGCCACTCTATCAACTGCCGCTGTCCTTCGCTCATACCATGTGTTGACAGGACGTAATGCCTTACTTGCCTCAGCCCTTGCATCTGCTACTCAAGCTAACCACAAACTTCGCCGTCAAATCCGTGAGCAGTATCCTGATGATCCAAACGCTCAATTCATTGGTGAACGTGAAGAAGTTCTAGCAGGTCCTGAAGAAGAAGGTAAGAAGAAACCTAAAACTGTTTCTGTAATCAACACTAACGATGTTCAATGGATGGAGTACGCCTACTTTAATAAATCACAAGAATTTGTTAAAGACGACTTGAACTACAACCAAATGTTCATCACAACAATGTTCAACGCACTCGATGAAAAACGCCGTCGTCAAGGATTCCTTAACCTTACAACTGCATATGATGTGTTGAAAATCCCATTGGAAAAACACGAACGTCGTGCCGGTTCTGAACTAGGTTGGACAGACAATGACTTCTTTGACTTTGACGTACACGTAGTTATGGTTAAAGACGAAAACGGATATCCTTACCCAGTGCCAGTAATCGAATTCTCTCCAGTTAAGGATATTACCACTGGTGTCGATTACGGTAGTGATATTTCAGACTATCTTATCTAATAAAACATATAAAGGAGCAACAAATTATGGAAAAACATGGTATTGTAAAATCAGGTCTAATTGCATTCGGTCTTGTTAACCTTGGATATATCGGATACGCATTGTATAAAAACTTCAAGGACTACAAGAACAAAGAAGGCGAATACGCTGAAGAGCTACCTGAACAGTTAGAGTTGTTCGATGCAACTGAAGCTGATGCTGAAATTGTGTCTGATGAAGAAGTTGTAGAACCAACTCCACGCCGTTCTGAAAAGAAAAAATCTAAAGTTAAGTTCTACGTTGGTATCGGTCTCTTGGCTACTGCTGTTATTGGCGGATACTGCTACGGTTATCGTTCTGCTTGGGTTAAACGTAGTAACATCGCTAACGAATCAGAAGAGTTGTTACATGCTGTTATTGACGACCGTAAAGACTACAGCGACTTCCTTGAACAGGAATTGGTTAACCGTGAAATCAAGTTGGGTGTTGAGCGTGAAACAATCGTGTCTAACGCAATCAACATGATCCTGCCTGATTACATGGATACTCGCTGGGTATCATTTAATGAAGACGGCACTGTACGTTCAAACTACACCCCTAAAGTCTCAGAAGACCATGATGTAGAAACCATCACAACTGCTGTTGAAGATACATGGAACAAGCTATACGAAAAGGTTGTAGTAGCTCCTATGTCTCCAGAAAAAGCTGAAGAAGCTTAACTAGCAAAAGAATATAGAGAGTAAAGGACCAGGCTGGTTCATATACCAGTCTTCCACTATATTCTAAGGAGGTTTATATTATGGAAATCCAATTCAGACAAGACAAAACAGATAAAGGACTAAGCCTGTCATATTCAGATGACGGGTCCTTCTTTTTAGAAGTATTTGACGATGCAGACGATACTGGTATGAATATTCCACTAGATGCTGACGAACTAGAGTTGGTTAGAAACTGCATTGACCATATTTTGAAAAGGGACAAATAATGGATAAAGAAAAACTATTAAAGGCGGGTATCCTTACAGCACTCGCCGCTGGGTTTGGTTATTTCGCATATCGATTTGTGAAAGAAACTAAACGCCAAATCAAGGAAATGGAAGAAACAAACGCTGCTCAAACACAAGAACTCCTGGACACAATCAAGCTAAGAGATGAGCAACTTGCATTGGCTGAGGAGCATATTGATGCTCTTGTTTACGGCACTCCTGAAGAAACTCCAGATGTTAACGAAGAGTTGGAAGAAATGCGACGTTCTCGTACTCGTGTTCACTCAACTACTCTTGAAGAAGGAGATATCGCTCCAACTGATGAAGACGATTATCATGCAGGGGCTACTCAAACTGCAGAAGATGTTGAACATCACAATGTCTGGAAAGAAAACGAATATTTCCAAACTGGAGAGCAAAACATTCCGTATTTTGTAATTGAATCAGCTAAAGAATTAAAAGGAAACGAGGGCCAAAGTATGCGCCATGATACTGACCCTAATAGCGTAGAAGCATGGAACCAATATAAAGCGGTTATGATTAGTGAGTTGTATGATGATACTCCAATCGCACAAGCCGTATCTGAACGCTATGGTATGGGTCTCTTACTAAGTAAAACAAACATCGTATCTATTATTGATGTATTCTCTGAATTGCTTGAAGTTAACGATACGAAGATCGTACAACCATATAACGCCTTTGACAATAATGTATGGGAAGATGTATATGACCGCCGTATCGACTTCTTCGGACCTGATACATATTATGCATCACTACAATTCCCTGTAACCTTTGGTGAAATCCTCTATGAATACGCAAGCAAATTTGTAGACGATACTGAAGATGGAGCATTGTTACCAATGGTTGCTTATATGTTGTATGAATCAGGATTGCTTGATGCAGAGACAATCGAACAAAAACTTCTTATCATCAGCAAGATCCTTGAACACCGCAATGTTCGAGAAATCGGAAACGGTATGAAGAAACTAAGTATGTTCGGTCGTGTTGTAGATCGCCTAGATCCAGAAGACACAGGTCATGACGTTCGCTTATATACCGAATACAACGAATTTATCGGACGTGCAAGCACATTTGAAGAAGAGTACATGGCAAATATGGAGGATGACTACGATGATGAATAATACGGGACAAGAAAGTGTACTAGTAAAATATTCTTTTGACGGTATTAATTTCAGTTCCGATTATATTCCATCAGATCATCTAAAGCCATTTAAAGACGCGTTTATTAAAAATGAAGTATTTATAATTAGACGCGATATGACTTCTGCTGTTGGGGAATCCCCATTTTTAGGTAGCGCATGTAATGAAAAATTTATTGATATGAGCAAGGTTGTAATGATAGGATTTTAAAGGAGCTAATTTATGACAGATAGAAAACCGGATTTCTTCAATATTACTGTTGAAGAACTATCGGGGCCTAATCGAAAAGCCGATGCTGTCGTTTCTGCAGACTTTACCTATTTGGATAACCAAGGCGCTGATGTACAAGATATTGTTGTAAAAGGTGGTGCCTTTTATGCAATGTGGGATGGTGAGAAATGGTCGATGGAGAAAAACGATGTAGTTCGTGCTGTCGATCATGAGATTAGAAAGAAATACGCTGAGCTTAAGACTAAGGGATATGAACGCATATCTCTTAAGTTTATGCAGAATGCGGGATCGGGACTTATGCGCAACTTCGTCAAGTATTGCGAAGACGCACCAGAATCCTTGCAAGTATTCAACTCTAAGATCGTATTCAGTAATTATAAGGTGGCCCGTGATGATTATTCTACGTTCCAGCTACCTTATACACCAACTACCCAACCTACACCAGCGTTTGACGAACTCTCATCTGTCCTATATGCTCCTGACCAACTGGATAAAATTCTCTGGTGTCTAGGTGCATTGTTCACAGGGGAGATTATCAATATCGATAAGTTCTTATTTCTATACGGCCCTGCAGGAACCGGTAAAGGTACTATTATTAGAATAATCGAGATGCTATTCGGGCAGTATATTGGAGGTATCGACCTTAAACAACTAACTAGCGGTTCTGAGTACGCAACAGGGACCCTGCAAGAACTTCCGTTGTTGATTGACTCGGATACCGATTTAAGTCGGATTAAGAACGATACTCCATTACTTAAGGTAACATCTCATGAGGAAGTATTCGTACGTAAACTTTATCAAAGACCGTATCCTGTAACATTTAAAGGTCTGATTATTACTGCATCTAACCAACGTGCTCAATTCCGTGATTCAGACTCAGGGATTGTACGGCGGTTACTTAAAGCAGTTCCTACAGGTCATCTTATCGCAGGCCCTCGATATAAGGAGCTAATGAACGGTATCCAATACGAACTAGCGGGTATTGCACAAAAGGCGATTGATACATTCTCTCGCTTAGGCGCTTTCTACTATGCTAATGATGTTGATATCGAAATGCTTGAGTACGGCGACTCTATATTTGAGTTTGTTCGTGAAAATGTACTCTTGATGCAGAATAACCCAACTCTCTCTGAAGTCGAGCTTATTTACAAAGGTATGCTAGAAGAAAGAGGTTGGGAGACAAATGGTTATAAGAACCGGTTGCGATTAGGTTTGCAACGTTTCTTTGAGACATATACTAAAGATACTAAAGACGAGGAGGGTAATCGCAAACGTCATTGGTATCGAGGATTCAAATACGATGAAGCATTTCCTGAGACTAAAAAGAAACAGGAATCGTCTAAAGTAGGATCCAAGATTGATCTGACTATGGGACGAACAACTTCTCGATTTGACCTAGAAGGAAAGGACTGGCCTGCACAATACACCAACGATGCAGGTAATCCTTTAAAGAAATGGGACAATGTCACTACAACCCTCAAGGAGATTGACCCAACTAAATTACACTTTGTCCGTGTTCCAACCGAACTTATTGTTATCGACTTTGATGCTAAGAATGAGGCTGGTGAAAAAGACCTCGCTAAGAACTTAGAATTGGCTTCTAAATATCCTCCGACATATACTGAGGTTTCTAAATCAGGTGGCGGTGTCCACTTACATTATTGGTATGACGGTGATCCAACTCGCTTGGCTAATCGCATATCTGATGATGTTGAGATCAAAGTATATAATGGCGGGTCATCGTTAAGACGGAAACTTATTTCTGCAAACGATCTCCCTGTAGCTCATATTTCAAGTGGGTTACCTTTAAAGGAGGATAAGAAAACTATGTATAAGGACGTGGAACATATTATTTGGACAGAGCAAAAACTTAAGAACTTCATCGAGGCTTGTATGCGTAAAGAACATCATGGGGCGACGGCTCCAGAGGTTAGCTTTATTAAAGACAAGCTTGACGAGGCATATGAGTTAGGTGTAACGTATGACCTACGACATATGCAGAACGATGTTCTTAAATTCGCACTTAGCTCAACTAACCAAGCGCAACAATGCATGAAAATGGTTGCTCAGATGAAGTTCTCTAATGTACCTGAGAACGAAACTGAGTCAATCTCAGAATCTCTTATCTTACCTGATGAGGAAATCACATTCTTCGACTCGGAAGTCTTCTGTAACCTATATATGATTGGTTGGAAGAAATACGGTCTTGAGGTACCAGAGGCTGTCTACCGAGGATTAGAGGATTGTACTAGCCTCAGTGCGATTGAAACTATTCTCGTTAACGAATGGTGGAGTCAAAACAAAGACAAGATTGGTATTGAAATCAATCCTACACCACAACGTACACGAGAGTTGTTTGATACGCATAACATGATGGGCTTCAACAACCTTGGATATGATAACCATATTGCTTATGGACGTATGCAGGGTGATGACGAGATGGATTGTTACAAACGTTCTCAAGGTATTATTGAGAAAGGCGATAAGCGAGCTAAGATCTGGGCTGCTAACGAGATCTCATATGGAGATATTTATGAGTTCCTAGATACTAAGATGTCATTGAAGAAATGGCAGATCAAGTTAGGTATCCGTCATGACGAGTTTGAATACGATTGGACTAAGCCACTTCCTGAGCATGCATGGGGTCGTTGTGCGGCATATATGCTTAATGACGTAACCTCAGAGGAAGAGTTGTTCAAATCTAAAGACGGCCAAGACGCATGGAGTGCTCGTAAAGTACTTGCTGAAATTAACGGTCTATCGCCTAACGTTAAGACTCAGACACAAGCTGAGAAATTCTTATTTGGCGATGACCCAACTCCGCAAGACAAATTCAACTGGTATGACCTTGCTACTGAATTCCCTGGATATACCTTCGATAAGTTCAAGAAGAAATCTGAATTTATGGGAGAGGATCCATCTGAAGGCGGTTATGTATATGCTGAGCCTGGTGTATATGAGAATGTCATCGTATTGGATATTGCATCCATGCACCCGCATAGCCTTATTGCTATGAACTACTTTGGCCCATACACGCCTAAGTTTGCGGCCTTGGTTAAATGTCGTATGGCTATCAAGCATGGTAAAATCGAAGAAGCGTCTCATGCCTTTGATGAGGTAGATCCTGAGTTAGCAGACAAACTTCGTCCATATTTGGAAGGAGGATCTGTTAAAGGTCTTGCTCATGCACTTAAGATTATTATCAATATTGTGTATGGTATGACATCTGCTCCTTGGCCTAACAAATTCAAGGATCCTCGTAATATCGACAACTGTATCGCAAAACGTGGTGCGTTATTTATGTTGATGCTTAAGCACGAGGTTCAGGCTAAGGGCTACCAAGTTGCTCATATTAAGACCGACTCTATTAAGATTGTTAACGGTGATAAAGCTATTATCGATTACTGTATGAAGCGGGCTAATGAGTTTGGTTACACCTTCGAACACGAACACACATATTCTCGTATGGCCTTGCTTAACCGTGCTACCGTTATTGCTGAAATCGGTTGGCCGGAAGATGAAAAAGGTAAATGGGAAGCTATTGGTGCACAGTTTGGTAAGAAGACAAACCCATATGTCTACAAGACCCTCCTTAGCAAGGAAGAGGTTAACGAACATGACTTCTTCACAACTAAGGAAGTTAAGACGGCTATATACCTTGATGACCAGTATATCGGTAAGAATGCTCAGATCTATGCTTCTGTGACAGGGCGTGAAATCTCTCGTACTCAACCAAGTAATGTCGCACAAATGATTCAATCGCGATGGATCAAACCGAAATATTTACTTCAACGTGAGTCACAAGGATTGACGCCTGCTCAATTAGAAGAGGCTAAGAAACGTAAGATCGCCACTGAACTTGGTCTTGACTATAACGAAGTTGATTATATTATCTCAAACGGTTTCCCTGATACAATCGTAGACAAACATGTTGCTGTAACTGGAACTACGGGGTATCGTTGGGAACTGGCAAGTAACTATAAAGGCTTCGATGATATTGATATGACTTACTACCACCAGCTTGTACATGAGGCTGTCGATGATGTCTTCGCGGTTGGTGATGGTAATATTATCTTTAAAGGAACTAAATACGAAAGAGAGTAGTTTATGTTTAACAAAATTAAGAAACTGTTCTCTAAAAAGGCAAGCGAAGTCGAAGGGGTTCGGCCAACCATCTTCGGTTTCATTGCTACTCTAAAGGGAGTTGACGATCTTGGGGACGCAGTTCCTACTCAGATATTCATCATCCCTAAAGAGGAAGAAGAGAATATTTACAACATTGTCAAAACTGGTGAGTACAACACTTTGGTTCTATACGACAATAATCGTATCCAATTCAAACCACCGACAAATGCCTCATTGTTATTAACTCCATTTTACTCTGTCGAGGAATTGAATGGCGCATTGAAGAGTATGCGTGACCAAGGAGTTAGAGGAGTTGTAGGCTGGCCTATTCCAATCGACTATTAGAGGTGGCTTATGCTATACTTAATTGACTCTAACATTAGTACATCATCTCAACAGTTAACTCGGATCATGAGGATCTTGGACAAATACGGAGCTAAGTACACCTTACTATCTACATACAAATCCTCAGGTAGGTGGGCAGATCATTATTCACCAACCTTGGACAAGGAAATTGTAAAGGGTATTCTTAAGTTCTATGACTACGATCTTAGTAAGGTAGCGAAATCACCAAACTCCTCTACAGTAAAGGCTATGTCTAAAAAGCATCCACAGGCAGTAAGAGAATACCGATCAGTATCTTTCCAAGATAAGAAGCTTAGCGAGGTTATTGACTGGTTCTCTGAGCATCCGCAATTCTTAAACGTAGGCATAATGTACGAATCACGAAACGGTGCATGTACTGCTAATTTAAGAAACGACGAGTTCCGTGCTTTCTTACCTCGTAGTAAAAAGGATAAGACAAGATACGCTGCGCTCAATGTTGCTTTTGGTGAGTTAGGTATTTCTGAAAATGAGGTGGCAACTCCTCGTCCAAAAAAGGCCAGTTTCGGTCATCACAAAGGTTGGTATAAGTGGGAACTCTAAAATATTTACATTCCACTATATAGAAAGAAAAGGAGGTTCAGACAATGAACAAAGTATTAAACACTGTTGCTGCAAGCGCAATCGCATTATATATGGCGGTCATCGCGACTGATGTATATGATGGAAGTGTATTGCAAACAAAGGTTAATAATGGCGTTAAAAAGCTGAAAGACGCTTTTTCTGAAAAAGACTAGGAGTTGGGTATTTTACTCAGCTCTTTTCTTTTTATTTCTTTTATGTGGGAGGTACTAGTATATGAAGCATAAAAAAAGAGATAGAAAAGGAGTAATTACCATGGGCTTAACAAGCATTATTCATAATATATTTAACGGTCTTAAACATCTACTATATCCTGTTATGGACTTCTTATATTATAATGACGAAGAAATATTTGCTACTAGTAAGGTTGTTTCGTATATAACAATACTACTTGTATTAGTAGCATGGTTATATAAATTATATATGTTGCTAGCTATAGGGCTTTTTATTAGCGTTATCAGCTTACTTATTGTTGTGGCTACGGCCTTGGTATCTATTTGGAAATAAAAAAAAGGAGAAAAACATCATGAAACACTTCACATTCAAACTTGCAACTATGGGTATTGTATTATTCAGCGCTGCGCTTATCAGCGATCACGTATTCGCAGACGTAACTAAGGCAGAAGGATCTACTGAACTTGTGGCAACCGACCCTGAAGTTACTGTAACTAAATCCGATGACACTATCTGGTCTGAAGTAAACGTAAACATCAAAACCGATATCCCTGACGAAGTTCAAATCAACCAAGGCGACACTATGACCTTTAATGTCCCTAACGAACTTTCATTTGAAACTAACTACAATTTCCCTGTATACAATAACACAGGTGAAGCTGAAGTAGGGAATGCTGAAGTTAAGGCTGCTGAAAACACAGTAACTACTACTTTCAACAACTACTTCGCCGAACACCCACTTGACAAATCTATCACACTTAACCTCAACACACGTATCAACCGTGAAGTTGTACAACCAGATACCAAGCATGAAATTTCATTCAACGGTACTGTTGTTGAATTGAACGCTGGTAGCAAAGGTGTAGAACCTACTGATGAAGCATTGTACAAATACGGCTGGCAAGATAAAGATGACCCATCTGTTGTTAACTGGACTGCTCGTATCAACTACAAGAAGTCTTACATGGAAAACGTTAACATCTCAGACACATGGTCTGACGATCAAGAATACGTTGAAAACAGTTTGAAGTTCTACTATGTTAAGAGTGTAGATCCATTTGTATATGACGCGCCTGCAACTGACGCCTTGGCAAATGCTAAACTACGTACAAATGGTTTTGACACAAATCTCGCTAAGATTGATAAGAAAACTTTGTATGTTGAGTACAAAACTAAACTCAAACAAATGGAGTACAACCCTACTAATAAGATCAACGTTAGCTGGGATGGCGGAGGAACAGGTTTTGATGCTGAAACTAAGCTTGTAGGAGGAAATGGTCGTGCTGATGGTAAGACTCGTCCTACATTCGAAATCCCTAAAGAGTCTCCTAAAGTGGAGATCCCTGAGTTCCAAGGTGGTATCCCTGGTATCCCAGAAGAGCGTGAAAAACTACCTGAATGGACTGGCGGGGTTGTTCCAAACGAAGCTCCTGTTCATGACAAACCAGAATGGAAAGGCGGAGTAGTTCCTAACGAAGCTCCGGTTCATGAAAAACCTGAATTCGAAGGAGGTATTCCTGGAATCCCTGAAGTGCGAGAAAAACCAGAATTAGATATTAACGATATTCCTAAAGATCCAGAAACTCCTAAACCACAAGATCCTAAATCTCCAAAACCAGTAGAGCCTAAGACACCAAAACCACAAGAACCTAAATCTCCTAAAGTAGAAAAGGTTGTAGAAAAAGAGCCTGTTAAGAATGATATTACTCCTACAACTCCTGCTCAACCATCACCGGCAAAAGTCACTCCCGTATTTACACAAAAAACTTTGCCTGTAACTGGATCTGTTGTTAGCACACTTATCACTATTGTTGGGGTTATCGTTGGAAGCCTTGCTCTTGGATTAGTTACATACTCTAACTATGGTATGAAGAAAAAGGAGAAATAAATGAAACGCGGTAAGAACAACAAAGCTAGACTTGGTGCTAATCTGCTTCGTAAGGTTAAAAATGCGGAGGCGGTTATTGTAGCGAGTATACCAAAACCATTCCGAGCGTCTGGTAAATCAATGCCCCAGGTTAGACATTTGGTTATGTTAAATAATATGCGATGCTATGTTCTAAAGACTAAGGTCAAGAACTTAGATCCTAAAGTTATTAAAGGATTCTCAAACATTATTAAACTTATCATGACTAACTATTCCTACGGCGAAAACGTATACCATGAAGAACCTACAATCGAAAACGCCCTTATTCCTGAAGAACACAAGGAGAAACTAAATGACCAAACTAACAGCACAGAAAATGCATGATGCACACAAGGAACTCCAAGAAATCTTCGTTAAGAAGAATACAGACTATGGTAACTCCTTCGAAGAATCACTTGAAAAACACGGCCTAATCGCTGCTATTGTACGTATGGAAGATAAGATGTCCCGTTTAAACACGCTATCTAAGCAGGAAGCACTTGTGTCAGATGAGTCTCTTATTGACACACTCAAAGACCTTTCTAACTATGCCCTCATGTCTGCGGTATGGTTGGAAGGAACTAAGAAAGAAGCTGATTTTTTAAATAAAGTCAGTCAGGCCGTTACTACTAGCCCATTAACAGCTACACTTGATGTGATTAATCCTAATCTTGCGCCAGCGGCAATGGTCGATAACACACGGTAAGTTATCATGGATCCTATAACGTTTAATCCGGATAACGGACTAGATATTCTACGGACTATGAGGTCTCCCAAACAGATGGGTCGCCCTAAAAAGTTTGTAGACGATGAGGAAATCCTAATTTGTAAACAGGCCGGTTGGTCGAATCGGACGATTGCTGTTAGCCTAGGTGTCTCCAAAGATACTATAAACCGCAGAGTTCGCAAACTCGTTGAGAATGGTATCATCAACCCTGATAATTACGACTATAATTTCAGCAATCCTAGTCCTGCAGATCAACCCCGACGTAAAAACAAAGAGCGTTGGGAAATGTGGCATGGACCTGGCGTCTAATTTTTACATGCCTCTCTATAGAAAGAGAGGTATTTTACTATGGGTAAATTTATGTATCAAGGAATGGAATATGATGAAAGCTATATTAAGAAGCACATGCTATATTCTGCTAACGTTAATCGCTTGTATATGACTCAGGTTCTAAAAGAATATTTTGGAGCACGTTTCACAGACAGAGCGCAACGTAAGTTAGAATTGGTTGAGCATCTTATGTGGTCTTTCAGAGATGAGCCAGACCAAGAAACGATTGACACTATTGTAGAAGTTACTACAGAATTCAGACAAGAGCTGGAATGGACCAAGCTCGACGAAGAGGCTATTCGCTACCTAGGTATTAAGGCCTTTACGGAACTCGACGAAGATGACCGTAATAGACTTAATGTACTATGGCGCGATTTAGATTTCTAATCGAGTGAGGATACATTCCTCCTCTTTTTTTTAAAGGAGCAAACAAATGGAGCTATTCGTAACAGATGATGAACTTGATCGTGGTGCGAACTGTCTTAAGACTATGTGGGGTCGAGATAATGTTGTTGAGATTGTTAGACATCATGTAGGTAGTATTAAAGGTATGGCAGAAACTATGTGCTATATGCAGGGTAAGACACCGCCTTATACACTACCGCCCTTAGCTGACTTCATTGACAACCTATGTCAGTCTATCCTAGGTACAGACAAGTACTATATCTACGCCACCCATCCTACGATTGAGAATACTATTCTCAAATGTCATAAAGGGCCTTCGTTACATGGTCGTGTGATGAACCCTGTCTCTGCTGTAATGCAGGTATATCGTGATAAAGACGGTCTATGTTGGTATATCTCAGACAAGCCATTTGAGTCCCATGCTTTGAAACCCTTTACCATATACAATAAAGGTAACGGGTATTTTGAATACTATGGGCCTAATGCACCGTTAGGATCAGATTACTATATTGAAGAGTTTAAGGAGTGGTAAGATGGACGAAATCAAGTTAATCACATTCTGTACTATTTACTCGCGGTCTAAACTTCAGCTCATTGACCTGTATAAGAAGTTGCACGAACACGCTAAGACTTATGGTTATTTGACTGTAAAAGACTACGTTCGCATCTGGCAAAAGATCCCAGAAGGAAAAGAAGCTTTAACAACTCAATCTGCATCAGACGAATGGGGTGTTACAGTTCATGATTTCCCTGCTAAGATCAGCATTAAGAAGCACCCTATCAACGGCTACTATCTACATATGCCCTCAACATATCTATTGTAGGTGATATTATGGATAAAGGTGTATATAAAGAACTTAAATACGTCTTTGATGATGTAATCTACAATCATAAGCAAGACGGTACTGTCGACGGTGTGACCTTATGGTTTTATCATATTAAGGATCAAAAGCAGTTCAAGCGTAAATTCCAAGATTACCGGTTATGGTTAATTCATATACAAGGGTTCTGGTATAAAACAGTATTTGAGGAATATATCGACATGCCAGGACAGCTTGGATTACGGTTTACTATAATCTGGTAGTCTAAAAATTACAGCTTACTATATAGAAAGAATAAGGAGGTTCATAAAATGAACGACGAAAAACGTTATGAATACGACGGATGGTTTCCAGGAGTAGAAGGAGACGATACAGCATATGGATTGTTCTGGGATACAGAGAACAGCTATCGAGCATGTATTAAACCAATGGAACAAGATGAAGCTGTTGAGCTTTGGCATTCTGTTCAAGAAGAACACGCTGCTGAAGTCAAAGAAGGCGCATCTCATGTTGGTAAATACATCGCGATCGGTTGTGGTCTGTTTATCGGGCACAAGTTGCTATCACATTCCGGAGCTTATGGAAAAGCTAAACGTTGGATTTCAAATAAATTCGGCAAAAAGGAAGATGAAGGAATTATTATTTCTGAAGAATAGGAGTTTGGGTATTTTTTACCCAGCTCTTATTTTTTAAGGAGGTATATTATGTTACAAAAGTTCATTTTAAACGATATGGCAAAAGAGTTAACCAAGCATGAGCGGGATACCCTTAATAATATTATCAACACTATGGTGAGTAGTGCTTATAAATTCTTAACAATTCAAGCTACAGATAAGTATCCATTTAACATTTTCATAGACGACGATCTAGGTAAACGCTACTTAGAAAAAGCTATGGCTGTTGTTTCCTTACACTACGAAGACTGGGAGGTTTAATTATGACAGAACAAGTACGTAATTCTGAAGGTCGTGTATTCAAACAAGCATGGGGACCACGCTCATATGCTAAGTCACTATGGAATAGTATCGCGAGCTATATGAACCGTCGTGGCGTTATCTACGACCAATGCCGTGAGTTCTCAGAGTATTCTCAAATTACTCGTATTGAGTATAGCCGAGTATACAAGTACCATGAGACAATGGCCCGTGTTCGGATTAACGAAATCCGTAAGGCAAATGGTCTTCGCACTATCCCGTTGAAATCTAACGAATGGTATCACGAGGATATTGTATTAGAAGGATTGGAGGATTATAAGTATGGAAAAGTCAGCTAAGTATATCTACTTCTTCTTCATCATGGTTATCTTGACTATGATGTACATGGCGCCAACTATGGTAATCATCTGGTTGGCAATGAAATTTGCTGTACTTAAGGGTATTGGTTTCATCTTCGGTTTCTTCCTATTATTAGGGTATATTATGGCACTGACGTCAGTGTTTGTAGACCTAAGAGAGGGAGATACCCCACCTGTGAGAGAACCTGAGGAACCTTGCAAGCTAATTAACTCTAACGGCTCACCATTCTCAGTATACCAAGAACTTAGTATATTCGAGAACTATGGGCTTATTAATGTCTATAATAGATTCTCTGAAGTTCTGAAACGACTGGAGTTCAATAAGAGCTACCTGACTAAGGCTCAGCAACTAGCTTTGATGTTTACTTATCTCAGCTCATGTATGCCTAAAGATATTATCGAAGATGAGTTATTCATCTATAACGAATGGTATCAAGGACGAGTCGCTATATTGTTAGCGATAGACGATCCGTTCAAATACGCATACAACTCAGATTGGTTAAACTTTGTTGAATCGGATATTGAAGGAGACCATTACGTCTTTGTCATCAACCAGACTAAAGGCGTGACTGCATATAAAGGAACTAGGGATGACCTAGTCGAACAATTTAAATTAGATTGGCCGGAGTAAAATGACAGAAAACAGAAAAGTAAAAAGACCTGAAATTAAAGAGGTCTGTAGAAGTATTAAGGATATCTTAGAACCCGCGTTTGATATTCTTAAGTTGAAACCCACTAATGACAAGGAGTATGTCTTTGATCTATATATGATCATGGATGAAATTGTCAAGGCTTCGCATTACAGATTTGATGTAAATGACCTTTGGGAGCTGTTCCAAATGGACTGCGTCTTTATTGGTACTCGTGATGGCTGGGTAAAGCATACACCGAAGAACTTAATCACGATTGCTCGTATCGCTAATAACTTGGATAAGCCTGTTATCGACGTCTTTATTCAAGAGGAAGCTGAGAATAAATACAAGTTCGATGTCCGTATCGTAAAACCTACAGTCGACACTGGGAATAATAAATGGTTCTAAATAAAAGGAGACAGATTTGAGCGATAAAGCAACAAAACATGCAATATTTATTATAGCGTTCACTATGTGTACTGCTTTCTTCTGGGGGTTGATTAGTGTGTTGGTTCTGCTGTATATGCGGAACCCGCACTTCCTACCTCTAATAAAAGGTGGATTGATTCTATATCTCTTCGGCGTATGGGCTACATCTGTTTATAAGTTATGGGTAGGTGCTTATAAAGGACGTGAGTTTATTATCAGCCCTATTGAAGAGCGGGGATATGATAACTATTGTACTTATGAAACTACAAAGAAAGATAAGGTGAAGAAAATGACAAGTGATATTATCAAAGTTAATCTGACTCAAGCTAGTAGCAAAAATGATTTACTCATGGGTTATGTTGCTAATCTAAAAGAAAGTGGTATTATCATCGAGCTCATCAGTGAGAACTATGCCGATAACTGGTGGAACTCACTTGTGGTGTTCACTATGAGCGCTAACGATCTGTATAAGATCCCCGACATTATTAAGCAACAAATTGTTATGGATATTGTTGACGAGAAATACGTCACTGATAACGTTAAGGAAATTGCCATCATTGTCTATAACGACTACTTGGAATAAGGAGGAGCGCACTCTGTCTAAGGAAATTGAGGATAGGGTTAATTATGAGACGACACAGGTCTTCAAAATACCTAAATTCCACTTCGATAGACCGGAATAACCTTGCATTTTTACTATAATAAATCTGTAACTTATTACAAAGCTCTTAATAGAGGGAGTGAGATGGAGAGTTTTATACTCATATATTATAGGTAAAATATTAGACGTATTTTTCTACTATTATATACCACTCTCTCTATCGCTTAACTACTTTATTTGCTAGAAAAGGAGAAAAAATCATGGCAAATTCACAACAACTTACACTTGAAAACGTTCGCGTCGTCTTCCCTAACTTTGGAGGACGTGTTACAGACCATAACAAGCTTGGCTCTCGCGAATTCTCTGCCCGACTAGATCCTGAAGTCGGTGAAGAACTAGCACGTCAAGGTTGGAATGTTAAATTCCCAGCTGAAGATCAACCACATGGTAAAATCTTCTTGCCTGTAACTTTGTCTAATGGCCCTACAGTTCAACCATGGATTAAAATTGTCCTAGTTAACAACGGTCAAGGTACTATTGTACAGCCAGACGACGTTGAGCAACTTGCTATGCTTGACAATGTTACGCCTGGTGCTCGTGCAAATCTTATCCTTAACCCATATCACTGGACAGTTGGATCTAACTCTGGTATCAAGGCTTATGTTAAAAAGCTTTATATCTACTTAGATGATATCGATCCTGAACTTGCGCCACATATGGAAGAGTTTGAACGCGATATTAACTACTTATAATAATGATTCCCAAAACACTTGGGAAGATAACCTTGAAGCCTGAGCAGTATGAAGCTTGCTCTAAACTCAAATCCGGCTCTATATTAATGGGAGGTGTTGGTTCAGGTAAGACATACACGTCTATATTCTGGGCCGCCTCCCAATACGGAGTCGATTTTTTTACGGAAGAAAGACCCTTGATCGTTATCACTACTGCTATGAAGCGGGACTTGATCGAAAAAGGTGCTGATAAACCCGACTGGCAACAATCTCTGGAGAATTGTGGGATACATAATTATATAGTAGACTCATGGCAAAACATTGAGAAGTACTATAATATATCCAACAGCGTTTTTATTTTTGACGAGCAGAGGGTTGTAGGTTATGGGAAATGGGGTAAATGCTTCATTAAGACTGCTTGGAACGATAACAAATGGATATTGCTCTCAGCGACCCCTGGTGATGTATGGATGGACTATATGCCTGTCTTCATCGCTAACAAGTTCTACCGTAATAAGACGGAGTTCGTTTCTCGTCATGTGGTTTGGGATCCGTATGTCAAATTCCCTAAGGTCAAACGCTACACAGGTACTGCTGTTCTTGAGAAATACAGGAACCAAATCATAGTACCTATGGGTGATAGTCGTCAGACAACTCGTCATAGAGATTATGTATATGTCGAATTCGACTCAAAAGCCTTATTGGATTTGGCCAATACAAGATGGAACCCGTTCACAGACGAACCTATATTGAATATTGCTGAGTATACACAGCTAGTTCGACGTATCGTGAACACAGATCCTGATAGAATTCGTATAGCCGAACACCTAATTAAGACACATAAACGGCTTATCGTCTTCTATAACTTCAACTATGAGTTGGATATATTGAAGGATATTTGTGAACGCAATAACCTACTATACAAAGAATGGAACGGCCTGAAACATGAGCATATCCCGTCTAGTGATGATTGGATATATCTTGTGCAGTACACGGCCGGAGCTGAGGGATGGAACTGTACTACTACAGATTCTATCCTATTTTACTCAGTTAACTATTCATTTAGGAAAATGGAACAGGCAGAAGGTCGGATAGATCGGACTAATACCCCGTACAGAGACTTACACTATACTTATATCACCTCTCTTTCTAAAGTTGATAAAGATATTCTTAAGGCTGTACGAGATAAGAAACGGTTTACAGAGGCCGCTTGGGCTAAGAAACAAGGTTTTGTTCCTATTGATATGCAAATTGAAAAGCTTGAGGAGGACTGGTTATATGGCGTCGAGATTGGAAGCTGATTTCCAAAAGACGGTCGTTAAAAGGCTCAGAGAGGCCTATAGAGGGCTTCTGCTGGTCGCTAAGACAGACCCTGGGTCAATACAAGGGATGCCTGATTTAATCGTTCTATGCGGCTCTCAGTACGCTTTACTGGAGGTTAAACGCTCAGCTACGGCTAAGAAACGTCCGAATCAAGGATATTATATCGAGAAATTCGGCAAGGATACCTTTACTGCATTCATTTATCCTGAAAATGAACACCAAGTTATATGGTATATGTGCGAATTCTTCGGTTTAGACCCAAATCTATATTTTCAGGTTGGTGGAAAATAAAGGAGCTATATGTAATGTATATTGTAGAATTGGCAGGTCGGTTTAATAAACTGCAAGGTGCGGATTGTCTTATCCATAATGACCAACTCCATATGCCTTATTTGTTTAATACAGTTAGGGAAGCTACGGAGTATATTAAATCTAGGTCTAAAGTTCCTATATATTTAGATAAGATCTTTACTATCAATGCGAACCACGACGATATATACGTCTATAAATTCTCAGATGATGGTAGTGACGTGGATAAGGAGATTCGTATTATCCCATGTAAGGTATATTCTAGAGGGGAGTCATAAATGGAATGGATACCACACTGGAACTTAGTAGGTAAACACGCATTTTTATCCCCATCAGGTTACTCTTGGTTGGGGTATGACTCAGATAAGATGGCTAAATCCTATGAGAACAAGCAAAATGTTGCTCGTGGGACAGCTTTACATGAGATGGCGTCACAACTTATTAAGTCAAAAACAGAGCTTGCACCTAAAAAGAAGGCTCTAAACATGTTTGTCAATGATTGTATACGTGAAGGTATGTCGTCTGAGGTGTTATTATACTACTCAGATAACTGTTTTGGCACTGCTGATGGTATAAAATGGGACGCAGATAACAAAATGTTACTCATTTATGACCTCAAAACTGGTGTTTCCAAGCCTTCGTTTAAACAATTAGACATCTATGCTGCTCTATTTTGCTTAGAATACAACGTAAATCCTAAGAAAATTACCATTATTCAACGGTTGTATCAAGGAAATGGCTTTACTGAACAGGTCACAACGGCCGATAAAGCCCGAATTGATGGTGAAAATGATGGGAATATCGGTTGGATTATGTCGCATATTAAGGAAATGAGCAAGATTATTGATGAAAAAGAAGCCGAAATCAGACCATTTAGGTTCTGGTAAGGGTCAAATTGGTAGGATATTTGTGTAAATTTCTACAGTTTTTGAACAAAATCGCTAATTTGCCCCTGACAAAAGTGGATCAAAAGTCGGGTTTTTCCCCAATTTTCCCCAAAAAAAAGTTGGGGATAGAGCAAAAAACTTGGGGATTTTGCCCATTTTTGGCCCATTTCCCCACATTTGACCTACTTTTGATCCGACTTTTGATCCACTTTTTTGGGCCCTTTTTTGCTATAATGTATGAGTAAATTTGGGCCTATTTTTGCATGTTTTTTAGAGGTTTTTCAGTGCTTAAAAAGTGGATCAAAAGTCGGATCAAAAGTCCCGGAACTTTGGTGATTTTGGTCTTTTCCCCAAGTTTTCCCCAAGTTTTTCTATAAATCCCCAAGTTGAATGTGGGGAAAATTAAAAAGCTTGTCAGGGGCAAATTTGGAAAAAAGGGGTCATTTTGGCCTGTTTTTGGCCTATTTTTGCTAAAATAAAGAGGTTTTCCCCAAAATCCCACGCTTTTTTCAGAAAA